TTCTAGTGCAACACCCTGTATTACTCATACTAAATTAATCTTCAAAGATAAAAAAAAAAAAAAAAATTCAAATTATTTATCTTCACAAACAACGTTAAATTTGGAAACAGGATAAGTCGCATGAAGATTAATAGAATTTCGAACAATGGGATTGGTATTTCCTTGAATAGTTACTTTACCATTACGTCTTGTAACAAACAAATTATGAGGTGGAACATGAAAACAATATACTATGCCTTCATAATTCACATACTCTTTTTCTCTTCCTTTCAATTGCTTAGATTGTGTTTTAAGTACCGGAAAATGCCCTATGCTACTTTCCGTAAAAGATACAATGTGCATTAAAGTACCGGCCGCATTAGTATATTGATATAAAGTTGGTACGTAACCACATTTATAAGCTATCTCATAAACATCATCTGCTAATTGTTTGGAAGAAGTAGTATAAATATTTGCCTTAACATGATTGGTGCCTTGCAAATTCCAGCTATCAGAATATCTTTCTGTACCATCGCCGCGTAACAACGCATCTAATAGAACTGTTAAATCCGTCTTACTCCAGCTTTTAACACAACTTGGTATTCGCTTATTTTTTGAATTATCGCCACACTCTTGCTTTAAATGAGTCGCCAAATCACTATCGGTAATACCAAAATATTTAACACCTAATTTGCCATCTTTGAAATTACCTCTCTTAAGCCCTTCTTGTGCTCCTGAGACCCAAATGCCATAGCGCAGCATTTCTAGATCTTTTCCTATTTTTATAAACGCTTTTTGCTCAACATTATTTCGATATTGTTGTTGTGCTATTAATACGCCATAAGCTTTATCTTTAACGCCATTCTTGTAATGGTGTGTTAAACTACCTTCACTTACATAATAACCTAGCAATTTTAAATAAGCTATGGTTGTAATCTCTTTATCACCTATTTTCACAATAGGCGGTGCCGTTTCACCTTCCCAATTAACTCGTGATCTAAATCTAGAAACTTTCGGTTTAACATCATTAGCTTTAATGATTTTCCAATCATTTCTCCATTTTGCATTGCCAATAGTATCAACATACATCCGATGATTTGGGGTAACACACATATCTATCTTTTTCGTTTGAAAATGCACCATTTTATCGCCACTTCCCATAGTGCTAAAATTATACACTGAGCAAGACAATGGTGAACGATATTCAATACATTCAGTATCTGGATTAAAGCACGCTATTTCAATTTCAGGATCTTTTAATCCTTTTGCTATATTGACGCCCAATGCCTCATTTTCTTCAATCTCTATTATTTCGTTCCACTTCAAAAATCCTTTATTTGTTAAAGTCTCTGTCTCCATATCATAGCAATCATAAAAATACCTTACCCATGAATTCATTGTCCTTCGATCACGCGGTAACTGAAGATTGGATAATTCAAACAAAGGACTGTAAACACGTGGCGCTACACGAGTAACAGTTGCAGCTTGTGCCATAGCTGTATGTCCACTGCTAAGATCGTTTGTTTTAAGCACGCCAGACCGGCGCATTTGTTCACGCATTTGAATCTCACGTTGTTCGCTTACGCCATACCTATTGGTATGTACTGGTCGAGCAAAATTACCATCGCCCTGTTTAATCTGATCTTGTCGTACAGAACTAAGATTCGTTTTACTTATTCGACCTGCTGGCATATTACCTCATTCCTTGTATTATATTATGTACTCTTTCCGCATAATTATTAAACCCTTTTTTTTCTAAACTTTTAATTACATTATTCAATTTTCCTATAAGAGTACTTGAAAATTCATGTGTATTTTGCCTAACATCTTCTTTTACTTTTTCAATTCTTTGTTGCAATACTGGATTTACCCTTGTGTTTGGTTCTCCTAAATTACCAGGAATCCCTGGACCATAAACACCAGGATTATTAACAGTAGAAGGTGTTTTATCTTTTATATCTTTATCTCGTTGAAACGCATCTTCATTCTGCTCTAATACATTGATATTAGGATCTTTGTCTTTGATTTGTTTTTCCTTAGGTGGTGTCATAAAATTAACATCTAGGAAATTCATACTTATCTCCTTGCAATTCTCGCGCCTATTGGCATTGGCATGTTTCTATTGCGTGTACTGACTGCGCTACTATTGCCCATTAATGATTTGAATCCACCTGTTTTCTTAAATGTGTAAGAAACATACGCATAAACCAAGGACATTAATGCGTCACAAGGCCCTGAACTTTTTACAAAGTGTTTCTTAATTGTCCCGCCAGTAACTGAACTTTCTAAATCCATAGATGAACATTGTCTTGCAAACCACTCAACAGCCTCTGGATTACCCCAAGGAATTTCAACCTTCCCATTTTTGAGTAAAGTAACCACATCTTCAATAATAACATCACGGTTTGCTGTAACTAACCATGATTTTGGATTATAAGACAATATAGATTTTGCATTACCACTAAACCAACACCCTTTACATCTGTCCATGAATATTTTTTGTAAATTTTGTGTTTGCACATGCCCGTAACCCATGTCAACAACAATATCTATTACGGCGTATTTACGTGATAATTCTTGTATCAATGCCATTTGTTTTTCAATATCTGCATCCATAACTCTCTGTGTATATTCTAATCTAAAAGAACCATCTTCTTTAACAGAAATTATTGTAATAACAGTCCATGATCCTTCTGTTTCGTCCTCTTCGACTTTACCACCCCAGTCAATGCCCATATAACAAATTCTCTCAGAAGGACTAATACGTTCGGGAAAATAAGCATGCACATTAGCACACTTGGCATATATTTCTTGGTAACTAAGTGGTGCTGCAATTCCTGCAAAAAATTCTCCCAAAACTTCATTCATAAATCTTCTTGATTTGCTACCATACCTTCTTTCTTTCTTCTCAATAGCTTCTTTAGTCATATGTGGTACCATCAGCTGGTTAAAATGAAAACCGAGATATTCAGTATTTCCATGGACTGTTGGTACCCACTTTCCTCCTGCAATAGCTTGTCTCTTGTCTTGTTGACATCCGCAATTTGGACACCTAATTACAAATTTCATTAACCAAACTTCTTTCCAACTTTCAGAACCTGGTACGTACAAAGGAAAATAACTTTTACAATCAATACATCTAAGATGGTAAATTCGTTGATCAGACAATCTCCACATTTCTTCAAAACGTGTTCCTGTATTTTTAGGTGTACCAAAAAACAAACTTATTCCTTCACCAGGAGGACCCCAACTGCTATGTGATAATGCTTCTCCCGCATTATCAAGTGCCGCATCTAAAATATCTTGAACTTCATCAAACATAATAAAATCAAGAGACATGTTTCTCAAACGATTTGCTTCATTTGATGCACCTTCAATAAATAAAGTATTGCTATCTTCAAACTGTTTGTGGCTAACAGAAAAAACTCCAGTTTTTAATTTCTTTGTTGCAACAAAACCTGTCGACTCACCATATCTTGTTTTTGAAAGGTTCACCATAGGATCGAACTTTTCAACACTATATCTGCGTGATTGCTCAATAATGGGAAACGTATGAAGACCTGTCATGTTATCGAATCTACCGGAAGTCATAAAATATAAAGCAATAGCAGTTGCAGTTGTACTCATTTCTACTTGACGACCTTTAACAAAAACAGCTGGCTTGCTTTCGGGAGTTATAGCTTGAAATGCAGCATAACGATAAATATCGTGAAGATACTCCCTGCCACAATCACGGAGTTTAAAATCCATGCCTTTTACGGTCAGATTGTTTTCGACAAAGCTTACTGGGTCCAAATTCAGCAGTTCATGCTTCATCTGGCCCAGTAAGCTATTTTCATTTTTCATATTATGCCGAAACGCTATCTTTTACGTCTTCTTTTCTTTCTAACAGTTTTTCCCTAGCAAGCTGTCTTTTCTGTTTATCAACTTCTTTAGAATCAGTATTCATGTATTGGTTAAGTACTAAATCAAGCTCATCAGCTTCTTTCGTTAAACCCTTTTCATCCAAATCATTAGCTATTTTGACTAATTCCTGTATATCCAACTTGGCAGTTGCTATACCAGGAATCTCGTCTTTGAACTTGTTAAGAAATTTCCTGAGACTACGTATAGCTGTTATCAAGTTAGATGCAGCCGCATAATCATCATCATCTGGAAAAGTTCTAGTACTTAATGTAAGCGTATCTAATACTCTTTCTGCTGCTTTTGCAAAACCCCTTAAAGCATTTTTTTGCTTATTGGAAAGATTAGACTCTCCTTCTTCTTTTGCTTCTGGTTTTTCTTCAGCCGCAGCGGTCTGCTCTATTGACTTTGTCTCTTCTTCGGGCTTCACTTCTGGTTTCTCAGGCTCTACTTCCTTGCCCAACTCCTGCATAACAGTATCCAACTCATCGGCTTCCTTTGCCAAGCCTTTTTCATCTACTGAATTGGCTACTTCTGCAATTTTTTTAAGAAGTTTCTTATCCACTTATCCCTCCTTATCTTCCTCTGTGCTTCTTTTGTAAATATTTAATATCGGCATTAACTGCCCGATCAGTACCGGGGTCTTTAGAAATGTTTCTTAATGCATTCAATCTTCTAATAACTGTAGCGTAGCCATCAGATCTCACCAAGCCGTTTAAAATACTACGCCTTCTACCTGCTGGTAGGCTTTTTTTCCAACCCTTTAACTTCCCTGGTTGTATTTTAATCTGTCCCTCTTTTTCTAAATTTTCATCTGTTTCCACCACAACTTCACTGATTGCAACGCTTTCTTGTCCTGTATTCTTTTTAATTATATCATCAAGCTTATCAGCAATTGCGGTAGCTCCAGTTTCGTCAATTTCATTTGAAATTTCTACCAATGAATCTGTTTCTACCTCACCTTCTTTAAGGAAAGCATCTATTATATCGGATTGATTTTGTAACCCTGCTTCCTCTAATTCAAACGAAATATCGGCCAATTCATCTCCACTAATTACTGGTGTTTTTTCCTCACCAGCGTTTTCTGTCTTGGCTTTGCGAATAATCGCATCCAATTGGCTAGCCTCATCACAAAGCCCGGCAACATCAACAGCATTTGCAACCTTGATGAGTTCGGCAATAAAATCCATAACCTCCTCCTTTTAAATTATTTGTAATTTATGGTTTAACGCTTATAAATTTTCTAACTGTATTTTTTAGTTCTTCTGGATTACTAACCTCATTTTCCAAATTATAACCAAAAGTATCGCTTACATCCTCCACTGTGGCGATCCATGCTTTATTGAACGCTTCGTCAACATTTACTGATGGTTGTCCAGCAGTTATCTTATTGTATTGCTCTTGTGTGCTTTCAAGCCACTGTTCAAAAGGTATTACAAAAGCTTGTCTCACCAAATTAAATTCCAATTGAGACTTTCTTTTGGTTCTACCTAAACGTTTCTCTCTTTGTTTTCTTAACATTTCTTTTCTTCTAAAAGGATCTGCTATATTTCTATCGAAATCTTTCCTTTCAAATTCTTCACCGATAGTGCCTACTTGACGCGCTAATGTTCTTAACCTACGCGCTCTTTTAATCTGTTTTAAATTTTGTGAAACTCTTCTTAATCTCAATCTATTTTGTCTAGGCCCTATAATTTTTACTTTTCCTTCTGGTGTAACTCTTCTAAGCGGCCTGTCTATACCGAGTATTTCATATTTGCTGCCATCTCTGAAGGTAAGCACATCACCTACTTCATATGGTAATGGTTGGGTAGGATCAGTTATATCCTCTGGAAAATCAACTACATTAGCTTTAAGTGTTGCAAAATCAGCAAGTAAAATTTGTTTTGTTATTTGCTCAGGTCTAACTTCTTCGTACTTTTTATATGTTTGGTATGCTCTATTTTTTTCCAATGCTTCGAGCACTTTAGGTTCTGTATCCTTACTTAATATTTCCATAACGTCTTCAGAAATAGTAGGGTTCCCTGCGAGTGTTTCTCTTACTGTGGGGCTAGGATCCGTTGCCAAATTAAGGAATAAATCATACATCTCTTTTTTATTTTCAACATTTGGTATTTTGGCCAAATCAATTTTTCGCTTTTCTCTCCAAATGGGACTTTCCCTAACTTCTTTTGGTCCCATATAAGCTAAAGCAGGGTCTAAATCTCTACCAAGAATCTTACCTTCTGCTATATCCCGTAAATATCTTGCTCTTTGTTCATCGTGATTAATCCTTCTTTGTACTTTACTTAATGTACTGAAAGCTGGACCTAAAATATCTTCCCATGTACCTTTACCTATACCACGCTGAATATGTGTTGAAATAATGTCTTGTGGTCGTTGTGTAATAAAATTAAATGCGTCTCTTATCTTTTCCATCATTTCAACGGGAACAATATAGGAATCAGTTTCTGGATCAATGTCAACTTGTTCTTTGATGGTAGCCAATATTGTTCGTGCATCCGATGGATCAAGATCGATATAATTATCTTTCGCTCTTTGTATAATTCCTTTTATTAATTCTTCTTCCCTTAAAGGTTTATTGTGGCCTAATCTCCAGTTTGTTACTTCCCCTCCAGCCACGCTACAAGAACTCATTCCTAGTGATGTTACATCGGTCATCCCTCTACGTGCTTTAAGTATCTTAGTTTTAAGTCTCTTGTCGCTTTCGTCGAGAGCTTTAAAATCTCGCTTAATATTGCCACTTATAATATCTCTTGCTTTTAAAATCCATTGTTGTGGAATAACAGATCTTCTGAGAGGCCTGCCTGTTAATTCACTAATTTTTGTGGTGTTTTTAAACTTTGTAGCAATCGTTTGAACTGCTTCTTGAAACATGTGTGATGGAGAAATATCACAATTTTGTTTAAAGCATTCAGAACAAGCACGTCGATTGGGATCTCTTTTATCCCTACTTACAACACTATCGTAAACAAAACAATAAGTTTCGTTATCTTTTAATTCAATCTTGTCTTTCAATTCTGGCTTTTGTTCAATTTCAATTTTTCTTAAGCCAGGAGCTTTATACCATAAATCTTTAAAAATTTGCGTAATAGCTACTGCAATATCATTTTCATTATATCTCGGTAAAGCAAATTCTCTACGAGATCCTGGAGGTGTTTTTTGAATCTCTGTAACTGGTACTTCTTGAAGCGTAATATCTTCCGTCTCTTCTTTCTTTTCACCCTCATCTGCTGCTTGTGCTGTTTTAATCAACATATCAACAATTTCGTCGTCCAAACCAACTCTTTGTTTCAATTCCGCAATTGCATCAACGACAGTTAGCGTACTATCTCCATCCATAATTTTTCTAACGTTGTCTAAAAAGTTAGCCTCTACCTTTTTAAATGCTTGCTTAAACAACGGATCATCTAATGATCGTTGTAACCATATCGGTATTGTTGAAGATATACGCCCAATCATTTATCACTCCTTGTAAGTTACTTAGTCATAATATTTTGCAAAGCGCTGCTGCGTTCTTGTCTTCTTTCTCTTTCTTTACGCCATTGCTCTCTTCTGTATCTTCTTCTGTCAAATCGAGGTTCTTTTATTTTACCACCTCTTAATTTGTACAACCAAGCTACCTTGCGCCAATATTCATCAGATGCTTCCGTATTCGGCTCCGGCTTCTCGCCAATACGTTTTTGACAATGTTTCCAAAGATCCTTATCTATGACCCAAGTATAGTCTGGGTTCCATGCGTAAATAATTCTCATTTGCGCTTATGCTTGATAATTTTCTGGAAGTCTACAGAATAAACGAGAACTCCATCTTACTGGATAACCAGCATCTTTTAACAAGTTTCTTATCTGGTAAGCTTCGCGTTTATCTAAATTAAATTCCCTTGAAGCAACTTCAAAAGTTTCTTCAATATTACCGTTATTTGCAACAACATGGTTAATCAAGTCGCGCGTCAGATCCCATAAAAACTTGTCAGGCACAACTGTTATGTCTGGTGTATAAGCTTCTTTAACCAATGCTTCCCTTTTGGCCTTGCGTCTTTCTCTATCAATTTCTGCAAACTTCTTTCTCAAATGCAATGCATATGCCTTAGCTGTTTTTCGTTTTTCATCAAAAGCAACTATATCAGTAAGACTAAGATCTTCTGCTTCTTGAATTGCTTTTGAAATTTTTTCTTCTTCTTTCTCTATTTCTGCAATAGCGGTTTTTTCTAATTTGCCTTCATCAGCAGCCTTTTTCTTACCACCTTCATATTGTTCTGGATGCAAAAGTCTGTCAAAAACATTCAGCGTCTTCTCTGCTATTTCTTGCCAACTAGCAATTTGTTCAACATCGGCTTCGCCTAAAATGTTTTCTCTGCGATCTCTTCTTTTGTTATTATACTGCTTCATCGCTTTTTGCATCTCTTTTGCTCTTTCATCCCACCAATCTTTTGCCGCGCTTAGTAATCTTTTACGTTGTCTAAGATCGTACCCACCAATATCACCTTCTGTCATAATATCTCTAACCCATGTTGGCACTTCATTTTGTAAAGCATCTCTCATATAATCCATAAAAGTTTTAAGATTGCCATCCCATTTTACATCTTCTGCTTTTTCATCCTGACGCCTTTTAAGATCTTCTTCGGCGGCAGCTAATTCTTCTTCATGATTAAACACCATCTCTTTTGGTCCATATTGGGCGTCTTCTTCAACAACTACCGTTTCAGGGTTTTCCTGAGGTATGGCTTCCTCTTCAGAAACTTCAAAGGTCGCAACACCAACATCACCTTCACCTGGCGGATCCATTACTGTTACTTGTGCTCCTGTTGGTTCTTCTTCAACAATAACCAAATTTGACTCGTTGAATTGAGCTTTCTTATTCATGTCAATTCCTCCTTCGTTCTGTTTTGTGTTTTTGATATTTTCTTTCGCATTCAAACTTAAATAACCCATAGGGCTAGTACCTGGAACATAATAATCTGCACCGGACCAACCTCTGCCTAAGGGTGTAAAATAATCACCCCATACATTACCTTGCCAATATTTAAAAGCATCGGTTGACCCTTTAAACCATTTTATATCGGGCATACCTTCCGCTGTATCATCAAAATTACAATTAACAACTTTTTCATCCACCATTATTTCTTTTGCATAAGGACATCTCCCACCATTTTTATGTCTTTCATATATCTTTAAATTACCTTCTCTGATGTACTTGCCATCTTTTTCCTTTAAACCCTCTGGCAAAAACTTTCTATCAACTGGCACCATGCCGTCAATGGCAATACCAACTTCTTGGCATGCTTTAGGTATACTTAAACCAAAAGGGCATTTATCTGCTTCATTTTTTCTAATCAACTTTGTGTACCTCTGCAAAGAATTCTAAGATATTATCTATATTCTTAATAATATTGCGCATTCCTCTTGCTTCTAAAGTATCTGCTACCTTTGTTAATCTATTTGTTATATCTACCTTAGCTGCAATAGGCAAAGGAACATAACCAGGTATTTCTTCTACTTCTTCGAGCTCTATTTCGGGTTCTATTTCTGGTTCTTCTTCAACAACGATTTTTTTCATCTCTTCAACTTTTGGTTTCAAAGTAGTATATAACACTTTTAATCTTTCAAAATTGTTATGGAACGCAGCTATGTCGCTAGCTAAATCTTCATCCCAGACATCTTCTGAAGTAATAATTTGTGCATAAACGCTTCTTCGAGAATCTTGACCTCGTAAATCCACTATACTTTCATCTTCTATGTCTAAATTTATACGACCTACATCTAAGCCTAATTCTTCTACTTTTCTTACTTCTTCTTCACTAACTGGCACTGCGGGTTTTTCAACTAATGATACTGTTTGCTTTACTGATATACGAACAGGTTTACCTGCTATATAAGTTTTTAAATCGTTAACCACTCTATCTATTTCATTGAGTTGCATATTGAGATGTTCAATCCAAGTGTTGGGATATTCCAAATTAGCAACCACACCATGCTTATATGCGCCTTCTTTCAACTTCCTTATCTTTTCTCCAATCTTTCTGGTTATCATTAATTGTGCGGCCATGCGCTCTTTAAATTCTTCCTTTAAAGTACCACTCATTTTTTGATACTCTTCCTCAGATGAAAATGCTGTCAACTCTTCCCATTTTTCTTTCTCTGCCGGTGACATAAAATCTATAGGATTTTCACTTATTTTTTCTTCAGAAATTTCAAGTTGTATTGGCCACGCAGCTTTTGTATTTAATTCTTTTTCTCTAATGGTTTTCGCAACATTTTGCAATCTCTCAATTAGTTCTTCTATTGAACGAAATTTTAATTCAACTGCAAAAGTCCTATCTTTCTTAACTTGAACATCTCCTAACCAACCTGCTTCACCCGCGCTTGTTAATTTAATTTCTCCTAATAAATCCTTTCTCATCCCAAAAATAGGGCTATACATTCGAAGATATAAAGATCCTTCACCACTTGGTAAAACACCTCGAAATGTAAACATCCCTACACCTTTCATTGGTGCTAAAGTGATACGTTTTGTTTTGCCATAAAGACCTGCGGAATCCGGACCATAAGTTAAAATATTGTTACCGCCATAAAACTTTTGTGCTTCTGTTTCTGCTTTACGATAAGGCGAAGACTCATGATAACCATGATTTAAAATACCTCCTGGAAAACGCGACGCAAAAATATGCTGCATTTGTTCCGCTGTTAATTCTTTTCCTGCCGCAGTTATCATTTTATTGCCCTTTTTCTACAAACTTTAATTTTCCAGGATCAAACTCCGCTTTCCCTTTTGGCACTGCTCTTTGTGTCCGATATTCTTCTAATGATCTCATTTTTTGTAACACATCATTGACAGATGTCGCAGCAGAAGAATATGCTTGTACTAATTTTGATTGCGCGCTATCTAATTCAGGATAAGAACCTGCAACACCTGATTGGTCTAAAAGTAAAATTGCCTTTTGCAATTCTCTAATTATTCTTTTCTGTCCTAACATAACAAAAACATTTTCCAATTTACCTCTTGCGGTATCTGCCGCTACGCCTTCTTTAATGATAGTTTTAGAACATATTTCAGCATCTTTTATTATATCTTTTACAATACTTGCCCCTTCTTTGATATCATTTTTTTGCAAAAGATTACCAGTCCTAATCAAAACATCTTTTATTGTTGCAGTAGCTAATTGTGGAGTAAGTTGTAAAATTACTGTCCTAAGTTTATTTATCTCCGCTAATAAAAATTCTATTTTTTCTGAACCAAGCGTTTTGCGATACTCTCTGATCATTTTAGATAACGCCTCAAGACGCTTAGAAGCTTTTTCTTGAAATGTATCTAAATGATATACCTTCGTCTGCACTTCGTTTTTATCTAAAAATTGTGCTTCCTTTTCCATTGCAAACACCTCCGATGGCCTAACATTATATTTTTTGTGCTCACCATCTTCATAATATTCCATCCATCTTCTAAAAGCTTCTTTTTCTTTATCTTCCCAATCTTTAGTATACTTATCTACAAGATCCTCTGTATCATATTCTGTACTTGCGTATATTTTTTTTAATGTATCAAGCCATCTCTCTTTATTGTATTCTGGTTCCTCTAAATCCATTACGGATTGTAATCCATGCGGGTACGCTTCTTTTTTCATGCTGTTACCCAATCAGGTTGTCTAATTTTGTATTGCATTTCTTCTTGCCTTAAATTTTTCATCTCTTCCCATGTTTTTTCTTTAACACGATCTTTGTCTTCAAATAAATTAACATCATCTGCGCTGGTATCTTCTCCCTTAAAATTATAACTTTCGTCTTCCGTTAACTTTAATCTACGAATTCTACGACGCCTTTTTTCGCGTTCTTGTCTGTCTCTCTTACGCATTCTCGACTACCATACTAGTTTCAACTTTCCCTACTTTTCCTTTTACTTCTTCAAAATTGTTGAAAAATTCTTTTTCATCTATCTTTGTAGGTTCTTCTAGTTCCTTGATTTTTTTATTCATCTTATCTAAAAACAATGAAGTCAATGCTGGATTGTTTATCTCGCACAGCGTTTCTTGTATTGCTTCTTTCAAAACATTAACGTGTCCTCTAACTTCCTCTATTTTTATTGTATGTTCAATGCGCTGATCTGCCATGCCTTTAACTAATTTATGGTAATCCGTCATCAATGCTCTGGCTTGTGAAATATAATCTGCAATAACTCTATCATTTTGGTAATGTACTTCTTGTTGCTTCATTAATTCTATTCGTTCCCAAATCAAATCGTGTACTTTCATTATCTCTTTGTTCGTATCTATAATGTCATCCATCACTTCTTTTTTCTTTTCCATTACCTCTAAATTAGTATTAACTAACGCTTTTTCTTCCTCGAACTTGCCTTTCGAAATAATTTCACGATTAGCTGCTTTTAAATCTTTCAAAACATCACCTTTAACATTCAAATAATTAGAACGATAATGCTGTAAAGTAATCGAGCTTAAATGCTTACGCGATTCCTTAGGATGAACTCGTTTCAACCATTTACTAACTGCAATGGGAGGTTCGCCGTTTAGTAAACGTTGATCGATTTCTTCTCTGTCGGGGTGTTTTAAAACTCGACTACCTGCTGCCATTATGCTCGTTCCTCTTCTCTTGCCTTGGTAGTTAAAATACTTTTTAACCTATACCAAGTATCCTTTACTGCACCGCCTAACTTTTCTGCAGCTTCTTCTAATGTTCGAACATCTCTAACTTCAGTACCCATTGGCAGTTCAGCTTGCTTTTCCATAAGTTTCTTTGCTTCACCTTCTAAAACTAACAAATCATGAGGTGGAATCCAGAAACTAGGATCTTCAGGAATTTGTAAACCAACACCGCCGCCCGAAACCTGTTCGCCATTCTCTTTTGTAAACCCCTCAGCATAATTGTAAACTTTATTATCTATCGGGCACTGATAGGACTTGGGTCCAATCCTTGCAACTTGAGTACCTGGATGATCAGGACAATGGCGCGTTTGAACTGTTGGAGTTCCAAACAGCCCAACACCCTCTGTTCTTCCAGGCACCCTCGCTTGTGCCTTTTTAACCATTATTCTCATTTTGTTCTCCTTAGGTTAAGTAAACTTTAGAATTAGAAATAGACACCTGTGCTGACAACATGTCATCTTCATCATTATATCTTGCTTTCTTTATGTAGCAATGTTTACCTATCTTTTCAATCTTGTCAACAGTTGTACCTAACCTAATGCATCTACCAACTGTGCATCCACTACTGTCGTAATAAGGACATCCAACACACTTAGCTGCAGCGGTTCTGCTCAAACCATGTAACCAACCATGATACTCCGCAAAAAGAACCCTATGCTTTTCTGTACCGAATCTATCCTCAACAACATTCAATATTTCCTCTGCTGTAGCATGATCCTTACTTACTGCTGCAGCATGCAACGACTTTTTCAATTCATTGTAAGGTACATCCAACATACGACCATCATAACGTATCATTTGAAAGTCGCCGCTATGTTTTTGCATAAAATTCTGCATACCTTCCTTATCAAGATTATAAACATCTTCTCCAAGTGCAAAAACGATAGGAAACAACACTGAACCATTTTTAACTTCTACTGGTACATTAATCTTAAGTTTTCCTTTTTCAGTATCAATAGAAGCTTCATACATCATGGCGCGGTCATTGCTTTTAGCAAATTTAATGTAAGAACAAATACAACCAAGTTTTGAAAGCTCATTTCTAACAAGCTTGCTACCTGTTATTATATGTTCTTTCGAAAACCTCGAATTCACTAAATTCAGATTTTCCTCTAATGATTCTACGAAAGGTTTGAGTTCTTCTGGTGTCTCAACCTTATCAATCTGAACCATTTCTTTCTCATCAGCCTGAACTTCTTTTCCTACTTCGTTAGCATTCTCAATATTTCTGTTGACTTCTTCACGATAATCTGCACCTAACATACGAGGTCTTTCATCTTTTTCTGGTTCTGTTGTCAAATACAACAATTCACCAAAAACTTCTTTGAATTGGCTTTCAGGATACATACCAATAATTTCACCGTATATATCCTGTATTTCTTTGGCAGTAATTAATCGGTGAGGATCATCATATGCCATTTTTCCAGTAATCCGACCCATTTCCCTGATTACCAGATCATGACGATACAATGGATTCTCGCCAACTTCAGCGAGCATTTTTGCTAATTGTGGAGCACTATATACTTTACTTTCATTCTCCACAATTAGTCCGCCAAGCTCCTGAATCTTTTGAAGAGCTTGTTTGTTCATGTGTGAACCTCCCATTTAGTTAATTTATTGTTTTTGCTATTATTCTTTTCGATTCTGTTTTAACTGCTGCTGTACTCGTTTGTCTTCGCCTTTCCTGTTGTACCACTTGATCCAATATTCGCTCAAAAAAATTGTTTAACTCTTCTCTAAATGTATCTGCTAATTGTCTTCCGTAATCTTCTGTGGTATCTATTCTACCTACAGCTTGAGCAAACATTGGTTCAAAATCACCTATCGTTGGCACATAGTGGCCTCTTTTCACAGCGCTGTCTACCGCCCTGTCTACGCCTTTTCTAATCCCTCTTGTAAAATTCCTAAAGAAAAAGCCCATTGGTTGTAATTTTTTAGTTCGCGCCGCAGGTATCTTACCTTGATATATGTTTTCTCTATCAATTTCTTTTGCTTTGTTTCTTAGGCTTCCAAGTAAAGTATTTATTTGGCTAAGGATAGCTTTTCTTAATTTTTCTTTAAACACTCCTAACATTTCTTGTCTTTCTTCAGGAGTTATATCCTCAACCCGAAATCCTCCTCTTTGCATTATATTTCTAGCATTCTTAAATGAAAAATCGGCTTCACCTGCTTCTACAGCAATATCTTCAAGATATTGAGATGTTGCTTCTTCAAGTTTTGTTTCGATTTTTTCAGAAAGAAAACGTAACGCAGGTTCAAATTTTTCACCTCTACCTCGATAATCCATTCTTACATCTTTAGCCTTTTCTTTTAATCTCTTGGCGCCTTCAACAACATCACTAATTGCTGTGCCACCTTTACCAAAACTTTCTATTAGTCTTTTATGATCTTCAGACAAATCACTCAACAGTTCTACCATTGCTTTTTCTCTCGCCTGCGCATATCTCACTAATTCGCTATATAGTATTGCAACAGCCATACTGCCTTCCATTTCTCGAAGCATTTTTTCTAAATCTTTCATCGACAAACGATATTTCCCTGATAGTCGCTCCTTTTGTTCTCTAGTGAGTCTTCGCCTTTCTTCAGGTACTCTCATAAAAAAACTTCTAATTTCTTCTTTAGCTTTTTCAAAATTTTCTCTATAGCGTCTCTCTTCTAGTCTTCGTTCTCTACGTGTTTTGCCTCTTTCTCTCAAATATTCTAGGCGCCTCTCTCTTGCTTCTTCTTTCCCTCTTTCTTCCATTTCTATTAATCTTTGCGCACTACCTAATAAGTTAGTAGTAAGAAATGTATATTCACGAAAAATGTTACGTATTTCTTCAACACTCCCCAAATACCTTTCCGCAGCGTCGATGACATCTTTCATGGCACCGCCGCCAGCTTTATAAAGTCTCGCTATTTTCTTACTAATAGAACTATACAAAGCATTTGCCACTCTACGCGCTCTTTCCGAAGCTTTTAACAATCCTTTTATCTCACTTATTGTTTGTTTTACAGGCGCTGTAATCCCGAGTCGACCCTTTATTTTTTCTATAGGCGATGGTAATTTAATTGCTTCTTTAGTAACACTTGCGGACTTAGCACCTAACAAACGTAAAATCTTATCAAAAAGACTAGTAATCTCTTTACGTGTTTCTTCAAAATCCTGAGCAAGTAATTTATTTTCGTGTACACTTCCTCTCAAAATTTCAAGCTTTTTTAACACTACATCATTCTTGAACTTTGCTAATTCTTTTTCTTTTTGTTCTTCAAAAGCCATCCTCTTGAATTCGAGAAGTTTTCGATCTCTTTCGTCTTCCAACATTTCGATCCCTTTATCTACTTCTTCTACATTATAAAACTGAATGTCTATCTCTTGTATGAGAGGAAGACTATCTGAAACCCAAAAGGTCTTACCGGATATTGGAGACTTCATTACATGCCAACCTGCAGTTGGATTTAATTCCTGCCCTGGACGTGGATTGACCATGGCACGTTCTCCTGCATCTCTAGGTTCATCAGGAGGTAATTTCATAGATATGTGGCCTTTGCTTTCTATATTCCAAGCTCTCCAAACAATTTTTCTCACTCTCTTGTATTCTTTTATTTTACTATTATACGAATGATATATTTGCTGCTGCTTTGGAGTTAACTGTTCAAGAATAGGTTTCTCTAAGACAGTTTTATCTCCCGCCCTAATCTTTTCAATAAATTCGCTTAATGCCATTAATTTTGTTCGAATTGCAAACTGCGCTTTTTGTCTTTCCAGTATATTTTTAATCATCACATCTTCAAATTTTGGGGTATTAATAATAGAGGTGATCTTGTTAAAGGCCTCATTAACTATTTTGCCGTATTTATCAAAATCGGGTATAATACCCTGCGCTCGTGCTTCATTTTCGTACGCGACAATGGAATCGATTGCTTTCTTAACCTTTAATCTGGTTTCTTGGAGATACCCTTTAATTTGAGGCGATACCGTTGGGTAAGGAACAAAAGCTAAGGGAATTGTTCTTATGTCTACTTTTCTTTCTGTCTTGGAAATAAATGTCAAAAGCGTTTCTCCCAAACCTTGTAGCACAGTTGCTAATTGATTTACCAAATCTGCAAAATAATCATATCTAAAATCTTGTAATTCTTTAGCTTTCCGTTGCACATATTGGTTAACGCCCCCTGGCCCTGCTATTACACCAATTAGCCTTACATAATATTCCACCGCCCCTGGAGTACCCAAAGGCGTATCTTTTAAACCATCCCACACACGCGCTGCTCTTGTCAAGGTGTCCAATTCTTTAAAAACGCCAATCGGTTCTTCAAGAACAGCTCTGCCTTTTTCCTTTTCTTTTTCTCTTTGCAAGACGTCTTTTTTACCCAAAAGGCGACTAACAAAACGCTTAGCAGAATCAGTTACTGCGATAGTTTCTTTGCCCATAATTACGCTGATGTCATTTTCTCAAGAAGAATTGCTTTTGTTTCTTCTGGAATGATAGTCAATAAACGATCGACAAAATCAGAATCAGTTGTTTTTGTTACTACAAAGTTTTTAAAATCTTCTGCATTAGTACTATCAAAACCAAATCTTTCACTAGCGAATTTACAAAGGGGAATTCCAAGGTAACTTAAAGTAATATTTTTACCAGCGCCATCAGCTTCTGCAGTCCATCCTGTAGGAGTAGTAATCGGTTGTGTATCATCAGTGTCTTGATCTTCTAAACCCTTTATACGAACAAGATATTCTTCACCATCCTCACCTTTTTCAACTTTCCAAAAAGCATTATCTTCATTTGTTTTCCAAACATCAAATGCTACTTTTGTTATTTTATCGTGATATTCAGAAAACAATCTTTTTTCTTCTTGTGTATTTGACACTCTATCAGATAATTGATTCCAATCAACCACTGCGTTTCTCATGGCTAGCCTCCTTCTAGACGATAGATATACGGTATGCCTTATATAGATAAGCGAAAATTAATAGATTTTATCGAAAATCATCGATATTTCTATCTTCTTCAAACTCTTCAACGAAACTACCACTGTCGGTTAAGTAAACAATTGTTTTATCTAAAGGTTTCCACTTCCAATTGCCTCTGATAGTTACGTTTGTCAATACAGCTTTATCTTCATCGAGGATTATATGTAGATATTGCGGGGTGACAAAAAATACTGTACCAATGCGGCAATCACATTCGGGAGCAGAAAAACCATTTTCCATTGCTTTCCCGTCTGCTTTTTGTACCCGTTTAAACAGATCTAATAACTGCCGCATATGCCAACTTTTTTCACAATATTTCCTAAGTTTCTTATATGCTCCTCCATAACGTTTGTTGTTGTTTACAGATTTAACGGTACCTTGGCGAAAATACCCTTCGCTATAATGTACATCATTGCCAATCAGCGTTTTAATGATATTTGACTGAGAAACATTTTTCTTTTTGGCAATACTAGCCACTGTTTCCCCCTCTAAGCGCATTTTAACTACCTCTCGTTGGTGTGGAGTTAATATGTTGCCTTCTACCAATTTACATAGAGCTTTAATTAAGGCTTCTTCACATATTGCTAAACGTTCGGAAATACTTGGTGGGTAAACAGCAAAACTCTCTACCACCGATGAATCAAAAGCAACTTCCCTAATTTTATACTGATACGCATATGAGCCCATAGGGGCAATTTCGCCATCCAACCTGTCGCCTCCTCTGAACAAAAACTACAGGTATTTCCTCAGAAGCTCAAAATCTTGTTGTGTTGGGAAAGAATATTTAGAAAATCTCAAAATAGCTGAAGGATGGTAAGTTGTTACTACATCAATACTGTGATATCTCTGTATACTCATCCGCAGTGTACCAAGAGCCTCCGTTGTATTAAGTAATATTTGAGCCGCTATTCTTCCTAATGTACAAATCACCCTTGGCTTGACAATTTCAATTTGCCTTTCAACAATATGTCTACAAGCCTGTATTTCATGTGGCAGCGGATCACGATTATTTTCAGGGCGACAGTGCAAAATATTCGAAATGAATACCTCCTGCCGCTTTTTATTTATATAATATAATAGATTATTGAGTAATTGGCCACTCTTTCCTACAAAAGGTTTACCTTGCAAATCTTCGTCAGCTCCTGGCGCCTCTCCTACAAATAAAACAAACGAATCAGGATTGCCGCCGCCAAAAACAAAATTTGTTCTGGTTTTACATAACTCACACCTAGTACAATTTTTGTTTTGGTCATAAAGATTACGCAATTGTTCTATTTTATCCGGCATATTCTCGTATCTCTGCTACTTTCCAAAGTGTACCTTTTATGGCCTTTTTTGTTTTTGCATCCTTAAGTGCTGTAAAAATACATGGCCCACTGGACCAAGGATCTGCTTGTACATATTCTTTAACTGTTCTGCCATCTTTCAATTTGTAAGAATGTAAAGGTATTTTTTCATCAAACATTCCAAATGCATGGTCATATACACTTCTATCCATTTCTTTTGATACTACTTCACCGCACTTTTTACAAACTATTGCAGGTCTTTCAGTTGCATTCTTCTTTAAAAACTTACTTGCTCTTTCATTTAACCCAATGAATTGTGTGCATCTCATTTTAACTCCCTGCTATTTGTTTTACTAAATTTTCAAATTGATTATCTTGTTTTTCTTCAAATAGCTTCAAAAATGTATCTCTTCCATATTTATGTAAAAAATCATCAATATCTTTTACATCTGATTCAAACGGTAACGGTACTTGTCTAACTACAATTTTATCCTTACCCTTTAATAAATCGAGTGTCCTGTCTCTTGCTTTAATCCCTGCTTCGTCAGAATTAAACACTAAATAAAAAACTGTTGCATATCTTGCCAGTAAACCAATTTGGTGTTGTGTAAAAGCTGTTCCTCCTGTACATACTATATTATTTATACTAAACTGATTACTAATCACCACGTCAGGATATCCTTCAGTAATAACAACGGCATCCTTTCTTCTCATCTCTTCTTTTGCATAGTAAAGTCCATAAACATGCTTACCTTTTAAATAAGATGTATTGATGTATTTTGGTATCTTTTTCGCTTTTCGATCTTGCTCAGACAACAGCGTTCTGCCAGCAAAAGCGATTACATTGCCATGTAAACTACGAATAGGGAAAATTAATCTGTCTTGTATTACACTATAAGAGGCGTCGTTAACAATACCATATGCTTTAAGTTGGGTGGGATCGAAATATTCAAATAACTTGTTAATGGGTACAGGGAAATAACCTAAATCAAATCGCTCTATTATCTCATCACTAAAACCCCTATCAATCAAATATTGATAGACATTCTGGTACTCCCTTAATTTCTTTTTGAAATATTGGGCAACTTCATCAAAAATCATTTCGCTACTGAATCTGTTTGATCAAGATTCTTCATTACCTCTTTCATTTGTGGCGTTATAGGTACTTCACCTCCACAAACGGTACATTTACAAATCCCTGCATCTATAATGCAACTTTGTTGTTTATTGCACTTAGGGCAATGAAATTGAAAACCTTTCTTTGCTTTCACAAGATAATCACCGTTTGCCATCATAGTTTTAATCATAAAACTATTTAAATCAACCTTTCCGCCACATGTCGTACAAACGGGTTCTTTGGTATCAGGATCAAGTTTAATTTCTGTTGTAGTGTTACAACTCTTATTAGTACAGTGCGCTAACATTTTAACCTCCTGTTTGGCCCCATTCTACTTGGCCTGTTTGTTTGTTATCTTCCGGTTTTTGAACACCCTTTTTCTTTTCCTGGATAGCTTCAATTATTTTTTCCTTACTCATATGATAAATTTCACTTCCCAGCTTATACTTTTTAGCAGTACTTACTAACTCCGGTCTTGTCATTGCATTTAAATTTTCCTCTCCTGGTATCTGTTCTTCTATAGCTTGTGTTTCAGGTGCTTGTTCTTCTTTCTTTTCTTGCTTTTGTATTTCTTCTTTGACTTCGTTATCTTGTGGTAATTCCCCTTTTAAAACAGCTTGTCTTATCTCTTCGTTCAAAGCAAGATCTTCCATAAGAAGTTCTCTAACACCTTTCATCCCGTTTTTCGTTATTTGATTTCCTTTAAACAAATATGTATGACCGCCTGCTTTTTCAGGATACACAATCCCCATTGCAATAGCAACATCTGCAACTTCTGCTGTTTGATCAATGCCTTTCTCATAATAAACAGGAAACTCAGCTTTTTTAAAAGGTGGAGCCACTTTATTTTTTGTTATTTTCGCACGCACTATATGCCCAATATCTTCATCGCCTGCTTTTACACCTTGGGCTTTTGCAACCTCAATCATCACAGAGCAGGAATGTTTTAGAGCCCTGCCTCCAGGTGATGAGATTGGATTACCAAACATTTGACCTACTACATCTCTTACTTGATTAATCCCTATAAAAGTAATGCCTGATTCATTTAATAATGGCGTCACTCTTCTCAATTCCGGTGGCAAAAATCGTGATAATAAAGCCACATTCGATTTTCCTACTTCTGAAGCCATTTCTAAAGGTGGAACTATAGCAGCTATACTATCTATAACAACTACAGCTAATCCTAAATCTCTAAATATTTGTTCTCTTAAAATCCCTCCCTGATAAACACCTTGCTTATTTGGTTTACCAGATAATATCTCAAAAATCTTTTTAGCATCATCATCCTGCGTTATAAACAAACGACTTAAATCAACACCTAATTTTTGGGCCCAAGTTTTATCAAAAGTATACTCTGCATCAAAATAATAAGCACATCCACCCATTTTCTGTACTGCTGCAATTATACAAAGACTTAAAAGTGATTTTCCACTACTTTCAAATCCTGCTAAATGTATTAAACGACCTTTTGGTAAACCTCCTACCCCTATTGCTAAATCCAAACTTAAGCTGCCCGTTGGTATGGTACCCTGTACTTGTTCTGTAGGCATTTCTTGATCAGCAGTAAAAACAGACTCCTCCCCGTGTTGTTTTCTAATCCTTTCCATGGCTTCTGCCATAGTAATTGCTTTTGCCATTACCCCTCCTTAAGTACGATGTGCAAAAGTATATGCTAAAGCAATAGCATCACATATATCTTCACACATTAATTCTTTACTGAATTCTTTTGATAAATTCTCCATTTTCTTTTTGAAAATCTTTGGTGCTTGTTTCTTTTGTAGCTTACACAATGCAATTTCTTTTTCATAAGGCTCAAGTTTTTCAAGAGGTACTAGATTGAAAAATTTACAAACAAAAACTTGAATCTCAATTTTTTTAACTCCACCATAGCCTGGGCCCATCATGCACTTTCGAATCATAGTTGTCTCAAAAGCTTCTGACTTAATCTTATTATACTCATAAGCTATTAAACTTGTTACTCCGATAAAACAGAAAAGTGCTTTTACAGTTTTAATATTCCTTGCGTAATTCAATTCTTCATGACAAACGTATTTTGGTTTATGTTTGTCCAATAAGACAAGCAGCTCGTCTTTGTAGATTTTAAGACGCTCAACCATGTCTTTACTTTTAGGTTGAATCACCCCAAACTCAAAAAGAGTATCTGTTGTATAATTAAAAAGCGCCCAACCAGTACTTGTGCTACTGATATCGAGCGCTAGTACTAAATCATCAAACTCTTCGCGCATTTATTTCTTTTTCTTTTTCTGGCTCCCTTTCTTCTTCCTAGGTTGCGCTTTACTTATATGAAAATCTCTAATTACTTCTGCATTTGTTGAAACACTTGTTGGACCAGAAGAACTAAAGCAATGATTTAAATCGTTTTTAAGTTCCTCTGTTTCAAATACGCCATTGGTAATTGTATTTAGAATACTTATCAACATCTGCTTACGTTTCTTTAACGCATCCTCTTCGCCGATTATAGTATCTAAATGTCTTTTAATTCCTCCAACTATTTGATCTAAATCACGCTCTAAAACAGCAATCTTCTGCTCTAACTGTTTAACTCTTTGCTCTGCTTCTGTTTTTGTTTTAAATCGACTCAATGGTATTTCTTCACTTACTCTTTTGACTTTTACCATTCAGCCTCCTAAATATCTAAGAATTCAACATTTGCTTTCGGTTGATTTTGTACTGGTTGCGCCGGAGCTTGAAAATCATTAGACACATTAGATACAGGAGCAGCAGCTGGAGCAGCCGGAGCTGGAGCAGCCGGAGCTGGAGCAGGAGCAGCAGCTGGAGCAGGAGCAGCAGCTGGAGCAGCCGGAGCTGGACCATAGGCTGGAGCAGCCGGAGCTGGAGATGGAGCAGCTTGTGGCGGATTAACAACTGCAGCACCGCTAGCCATTGTAGTCGTTGTTGCTGCTTGAGGCGCTTGAGGAGCTGCTTGTGCAACTTGCGTAGGTATAGAAGTCCATCCCAACTTCTGCATAATTGCTTCTGGAGTAGAAGGAGCAACTAATTTTGCCATGTTAAATTTTTCATTGGCTTTGATACACATATCCTTTTCTACTTCAGTAAAAGGACCTTTAGCTACTGGAATTACAGTATACAATGGTTGAGAACCTTTCGGCCCTCTTACAATATTGATATCAAAATCCGTAGCATTTTTAGCCGGTCCGCCCCACTCTGGCATATTAACAAGTTTCAAAATTCCTTGATAAATTTGATCTCCAATATCCAACAAGCATGCTTGAACCGGACCATTTGGCTTTTGAGAACTTTTCTTAAACAATACTTTAATCAGCCAACGTGGTTTAGCTTCATCTCCAGCGGCCTCACAAGGACAATTATTAATAGCACATTGTATCCTTTTCAACTGTTGAGTTACATCTCTCATCCAATGTACCCAATATTGATAAGGCTTCGAAAAAATTCTAACTACGTTATCTCCTTCTTGCAACTGAAGAAAATCTGATTGACCAGAGCCTACCGCTCCAGCATTCCATTCAACTTCGCCAACTTGAAAAGTCATAAAACCTCCTAAAATATTTAATTGTTTATTTTTGTTAATGGCAAACTGTTATCTTATTATGAGACCTCCTTTACTTAAATGCTCCCTCAGGTGCATCACCCCATCCACTTGCTTGTTCTCCTGGTCTAAATCTTTTCATTAATTCTTTACATAAATAATGTGCGGTCATTAAACTATCATGTTTTCTCTCTACCCATTTTGTAAAAGCTGCAGCTGTAATAAAAGTATTGCTAGCCTTAACATACTTTTCATCACCTGTTGCATATACCTTTTGTGCTGCGTTACTACTTTCGCCTGATCTTTGAATACACGCTTCACTGTGTTCCTTTTCTCTTAATGACTTTGTATAACCTGTCCACCGCTCTGCTTTTGCCATTAAATCACTACATCTATCTGCGCCTGCTAAAAACCTTGCGGCTAAAACCTCTACGGTATTAATATCTGCAGATTCAATTCTTGGTATTTCACAACTCAATGATTCTATTTCAGTAACATCAACTTCATCAGGGTTAAACCCAACAGGCACGCCAATGAATTCTCTTGCTTTAACGGGTCGATTCATTTCGTTTGTCCCTGTACTGCAGATGCCCTTGCTGGAGCAAGTAAATCTTCGTCTATTCTCCTTCTAACAGCATCCCTTAACATTTTACACATATATTTGTACTTTTCTTCTATTTCTTCAACACTGCAATCGATTAATTCAACTTCTGCCGAAACATTGTATTTCTTATAATCACTGCCCCATTGGACTGTTTCTCCATAATGTGGTGTGATTTTAATGACTTTTCCAAATTGACCCATAATATATCCTTGATATTTATTTATATGATATGTTTAAATATGTTAATGTTATACAAAACCTAGAACGAAACCTCCACCCATTATTATTGCGACCTGGCAATTGGTTTCGGTACATAATTAGCCTTTTTCGCTTGGAAATCTTTATATACACCTTTTAACCTTTCAGCTTTATTAACGGGATTCCCTGCTGTTTGCCCTGTATCAATAGGCGGGTGCTTTACAGCTTCCCCTGTGTTAACCTCACTAGGATCAACATTATTTGCTTTTAAAAAAGCACGCTCTTCCTGTGAAAGCTCACGTTCTTCTACTTCTACTTGTTGAGAATTATCGCTTGTGCGATACATATCATCAGCAGCTTGTTGATACACTGTGGGTGACACATTTTCCTTAGGTTGTGGTGCCGCTTGAGCAGGAGTTCCTGAAGCTTGTGTTCTTACTACAGGCGTTTGCGTTGTAATAACATCTGACGATATAGAAAATTTAGATACTACTGCATTTACCACTTTTTCCCTTATTTGTTCATCAAGTGCTGGATTATCAGTAAACTGTAATACTTTCAAATAATCACTTAAAGCCATCATTTGATTCATCTTATCTTGTGACATTATAACACGACCACAAAAAGGACATGTATTGTTTTTAATAGCGTGCACCATGCCGCTATTAATTTCGCCTTGGCAATTAATGCACTTCATTTTCCTCCTCGCTTTTTTTACGTCTTCGGTTATAAAACTTTTTACCAAGCCATATGATAAAAGAAAATAATAATCCTCCTATGCCTATCTTACCGGCATTTTGTATTTGATTGGTTGTATTTTGAACTCGCTGTTCAAGATTTTCAACGTATTCAGCTGTATTTTGAATTCCCTGTTCAAGATTTTCAACGTATTTGTGTAAAGCAGCTGTATTTTGGATTCTCTGTTCAAGCTTTTCAACGTATTTATGTAAAGTAGTATCTTTTTCAAAAATTTTAATTTGATCATAAACTGTATCAAGTTGTGATGTAATTATTTTTGCAGCCGGACTATTAATGGCTTTATCTATTTTTAAACCTAGTTTCTCAATTTTCGCATCACAACCTCTTAATTGTTGCTTAATTAATTTTGGGTTAGAACAATTTAAAAACAAAGCGACCAAAACAAGGGTTAAACATTTCATTTTACGCCATCCACTTTCCAAATTGCATTTCTTATTTTTCTACTGACAATAGTTTGAAATTGTCTTCTTGGTTTAATTGTAATTACTTCCCTGGTACTAGGGTTAAATGCTCTTCTTTCAGGCCATACTTTGGTTGTAAGTTTACAGATTCCTTTTAAAGTAACTGTATCTCCACTTACAATAGCGTCAAACATTTTATCCATTAAAGTATAATATATTTTTCTGGCGTCTCTTTTGGTGACAAACCCCGTCTCCGCGATTATGTCTATAAAATTTTTATAATCTATATCTGCCATTACTTATTTTTTTCAAGAGCTGTCTCTAATGTTGCTATTTCTTCTGTTAATTGTTTTTCCTCTCTAAGAAAATCCCTTCTCTTTTGTTCCAATCTTGATTTGAGTGATTTTAAACGTGCCTTCTCACCACCCATTTGGGCTTCAATTATTTTTTCATCAATTGTAGTTATTTCAAATAATTGGTTACCTGAGAGCTTACAGGCAAAAATCATTAAAGGTCTATTGTCAAGCGGATGCATTGCACGTGCTTGGGCTTTTCTTTTTTCAAATTCTTCATCTGATATCTCTATATTCTGTTCTCTGCAATCCGCATGACAAGAAATATGTTGACAAATAATTCTTGCTTTGACCATGTTACCTCCTTATAATTCAAATTCGTATTCTAACGAATTCTTTTTATCGGTTACTTTTTTAATTATCGCTTCTTCAACAGCCATTAGTTTGCTTTTTATCTTAGCGTCAAGTAATTTTCGCATCTCTTCAGGGTCAATCACTTTATCTAATTCTATCTTAATTACTACCTCTTCCTTTCCGGATTTATCAACACTCGAAATGCAGCCAACTCCTTTTATGTTGTCTCCTGCTTTAATGTCAGCCATTACAGATTCATGCACTTTTATTTCCATAATGCTTTTGGTTTGTTCATAAGTAATATTTGTCGTCCAAGTACCTGTAGAAACAGGAGATGTTACAGGAGGTGTTACATATACTGGTCCACTGGTAGTACCAGTTTCTGTCCAAATATTAAGATTATCCGTGTCAGTATTATAAACATAACTATTACCATCAACTGCAATGGTACCAGTACTAGTAGTACCGAAATAATGATCGCCTGTTGCCATAATTTACCTCACATTTCAAACTCATATTCTAATGAATTTTTATTATCGTTGATATTTGTTATTCTTATTTCTTTCTGAATTTCTTTATCATCATATTTAATTATTTGTTCCTTTGTTTTACCCAATAACTCAAACAATTTCATTAACGGCCTTAATTTAGTTTTTGGGTCAAGCTTGTTTATAACCATTGAAACATTCACCTCTGTAGCAGTAGAATCAAACGCAGTAATATATCCTAAACCCGCAACTGAATTACCAGTTTGATATTTTTTCAAAAATTTTATTCCTAAGGATTGCTGCAATTTAATATCTACAGCCAGCGTTTGACGTCCTGGTATTGCAACTTGGCCCAAAGACATATTATTATCAACGACAATATCAATATCGATAACTCCGGGAGGGAGTTTTTCTTTTGGAACGTTAAAAGAAGTTGGATGCGACATGAATTTAATTCAATGTTTCAAGGGTTACTTGTACATTGTTCCCTTGATTCGTTACACTTACTGTTGTTGATCGTTCTTTAAAAGCAGAATAAGTATCTTTTATCTTCCTTATTTTAACTTGCCTATCAGATGATTCATCATTTCTTACACTAACTTGTCCTTCTATTTTAATTGCCTCTCCTGGTGTCATATGTTTGCCAAATTTTTCTAATTGTGTTGGCCACATTATAATATTAACAATGTCTCCCCACACATCTTCCATTTCATATATTGCCCATAGCTTGCCTTGGTTTCTACCTTCTTTAATTGGCCTTTTCATTCTACATCTATTGACAATTAACTCCATATTAATCAATGCGTTATTACACATATTTTGGAGATCGCGAGCGTACTTAATGTTTCGTTCCTGATTAAAAAACCCTGTGTATATATCGCTCTTATTTCCGGAAATATATTCACCCGTTGCCTCAAACTCATAATTCATCCTTTCTTCTAGCGACAATGGGATTGCACTAGGAAAATTATACTCAAAATCGCCTGGATTCCCACCTTTCTTTACGAATGCCTTTAACTTTTCTCTATAATCCACTAAATAATCAATTAAATTACGGCGATCAATACCGAAACAATCTAACGCACCAGCTTTACATAGATTACCAAGTGAAGTTTTATTCACCGTACGACCATCGATTGACATCAAAAATTCATTGATATCTTTGAATGGTTGTTTCTCTTGTATGATTTTTACAGCTTTAGAGCCCACTCTTTTGATAGAGGCTAAATCTCTTTGTATTGAATTTTCAGTGGTTGGCTCGTATAAATAGCTACTTGACTGGACATTAGGCGGCAATAATTGAATACCCATGATTTGACACTCTTTTTTATACTCTAATTTCTTATCATCATCGTTTTCATTGCTCAAAAGTGCTGCCATATAAGCTATAGGAAAATTAGCCTTAAGAAACGCTGTTTGATACGAGATCAGTGCATAAGAAACAGCATGGCTGTTTTGCGTTATCTTGTTATTTATCAAATAGTTATGATATGGATCTTTCATTGTCAAATTATATGTTTTCTGCTTACCTAAACTTCTTATTTTTTTTATTTTCATAATCTATTAACTTTTCCTTACTATTATAATATTAGTGCGTATTCAATACTATGAAATCTAAAATTAAACATCTGTACACAAGGCACCTTTTAACACTTGAAAAAATAAGTCAACATACCAATATCAGCTATTATCGTATCAACAAAATATTATCGCCTTACGACCATTGGTTACGAACTAAGCACATATTGAAAATATTATACAAAAATGTAATCGATCGCCCACTTCACACCCAAAAAATACAAACGAAATACAAAAATATTCATTTAGGTGAAAAAACTATTTTAAAACTTCAAAAACAATATAGAATTAAAAGAACGCACGATTTTCGTTTCAAATTCACAGAAGAACAAATTAAGTTCATTATTAAAGTCTATAGCAAACTTGCTATCAATGTTCCACACCTATTAGAATTATTACACAAACGGCCACAATTCAAAAAACTAACTTTTAACATGGTTCATCACTTATTAAATCAACACAATATTCCTACCAAACAAACTCATCGCTCCTTCAAACCTCCAAACAAACGTATGACTCAAAAAAAAGAGCAAGCGATCATAACTATGACAAAGCAGGGTTTATCTCCTGCCTTAATTAAAAAAGAACTTGGTTTTAAAACCCATAAAACAATTTACGATATTCTTCGAAAACACAATATTTCCTCTAACGGTAAATCTTCTTATAATTCCGTTGATCATAATACTTTTGAAAACATAACAACAGAACAACAAGCATACTGGCTTGGTATGCTAATTACTGATGGTTGGGTACAAAATAACAATTGCAACAATGAAATCGGAATACAATTACAAGAACAAGATAAATACATTTTAGAAAATCTTAAAAACTTAGTTAAAACAAATAATCAAATAATGGGACCCATATATCATAAAAAATACAACAAAAGCCAAATGTACCGCCTAACTTTCTTTTCTGCCAAAATAAAAACCACCCTTGCAAAATATGGTATCGTACCTCGTAAATCTTTTAAAACTTTCTTACCTATTTTACCTAATCATTTAATGCCTCATCTGTTAAGAGGCATTATTGATGGAGATGGCTGTATTTATTTCAAAAAACCAAAATATGTCAATGTACAAATAGCCGGTACACTGAAATTATGTCAAGATATAGATAATTATTTAATAACAAAAAAAATTCTAAAATCATCTACATGTAAAAATAAAACAATTTATGTTATTCATTGGTATAATTATGCACATGCACTCGATCTCTTAAAATTTATTTATTCAAATGCTACTATTTATCTTAAAAGAAAACATGATAAAATCAAACACCTGCTTTAAACTTCTCTTTCTACATTGGCCAAACTTTCTTCACTCGCTTGGTGCCACATTTTCATTTCTTCAAAATATTCTGCATCCTCTGTAAAATCCTTTATTTCTAAACCCTTTTCATAAATTTCTCTTAAAGTATGATATTCCTTATCCTCACAATAAAACTTATGATCCATTGTTGCTTTAATTGTTTCACCATTATCAAATTCTACCTCAAATACTTCTTTCTCTCCCGTAGAAAATACCTCTACTAATTCATTTTCTATTAAATTTTCATTTTCATCTTTAGAATACAGGGTTATTTCTTCAGGTAAAGGCTTATTTGCTAAATTTTCTAATTTATACTTTTTACCTGTTCTTGAATTTTGTATTTCAGTATCCCCTGATAAACACCTATTAAACGAATATCCTGAAAAGAACACAATTTTCTCAAAAATCTCTTTCGATAATTGAGCAGGAACATAATTTTTAGCCGCACCTGCTACAAATTCATCTTCTAAGCTTCTCATTATCTTAGGATCTTTCTTCTTACAAGCTCTACGCATTGTATCAGCTTTACCTAGCGTAAATCCGCATAGATCACATGCTATCCGTTGTATCTGCTCTTCATACACAATGAGTCCAAAAGTTGTTTTTAATGCACCCTCTAGTAGTTGATGATCATACATAATAGGTTCTCTACCATGTTTTCTTGCTGCATATTGTGCTGCCATTCCTGCGTCTAATGGACCTGGTCGAAACAGTGCTAAAACCGCTGCTAAATCGTTAATATCACTAACAGCAATATCTCGCAGAAGTACTCGCATACCTTGCGATTCTAATTGAAAAACGCCTGATGTTTGACCTGCTCTTAATAATTGATATGTTTTTTCATTACCAAGGGGTATTTTCTTTAATTCCTTACCATATAACTTTTTAATATTTCGTTTTGTATCCTGTATAATGGTTAAATTTTTTAACCCTAGCAAATCTACTTTTAAAAATCCTGCTTCTTCTAAAATATCCTTATCATATTGTGTTGTAATAACTTCTTTTTGTACTTGTAATGGCATATGTTCTGCTAATGGTTTATCTGAGATAATAGCCCCTGCTGCATGCATTCCAGGTTGTCTAATAATTCCTTCAAGGCCTTTTGCATAATTCCAAAGTTGTGGGAATTGCGTCATGTATTTCACAAATGCCTCTGACATATCTTGTGCTTCTTCTAATGCCGTTTCTATACCGGGTATTGTATTCGTAATTTGATTTGCTAAAGTAAAAGTATCCTTACCCGCTATCTGCAGAGATCTTGCTACATCTTTAATCACTGACTTGGCGCCTAACCGAGATAAAGTTGCAATACCAGCTACTCTATCATCGCCGTATTTTTGTTTGAGATAATCTTTCACTTCATCTCTTCTTCTATCTTCAAAATCTAAATCGATATCAGATAATGCTTCTCTTTCTGGATTAATGTATCTTTCAAATAACAAATCGTATATCAAAGGATCCACTCTTGTTATACCAATAAGATAACAGACAAGACTTCCTGCTGCGGAACCTCTTGCAGGACCTACTAATATTCCTTGCTTTATCGCCCAATTAACATAATCGGCAACGATCAAATGGTAAGATGATAAATTCTTGCCTTGGATAACTTCTAATTCGATAGCAAGGCGATTTTTATATTCTTGGTATTGAGGAGTATCTTTATAAAAAGGTTCGATTCTCTTTTTCCAACCTTTATAACAAAGAAACGCTAAATAATCATCTAAAAGTTCTTTACGATTATCCATCAAAACCTATCTTTATTGCTTTCCAACTACCATATTTTGGTCTTTTAAAATGCTTTTTAGCCTCAACAAACCATTCTTTTGTTTTATCCATACGTTCAGATACACTATATCTCCACTTGGCGTATTTGGGATCCACTATTTTGCAGTATTTACACTCGGTATGAACAGTATTTAAGTAGTGTCTGTCAGGTTCTCCTCCTTCTACTTCCCATAGTACAATATTTAAGCATCTTTCACACAACCCAGAGCCTATGATACATGCTTCATCTACGTTCCATCCTTTATCTATTAGGTATTTTACAATGGGTGTAATACAATTTACAGAATTTCCACTTTTCATTATTTGACTATTATACCCTGCCCATCTACCAAAAATTTTTTTATATATCTTATCAATAAATTTTAACCATTTTGGTGTTTCTTTTGCACTAGTACAAACAGATTCAGAAACCTCTGTAGTAATAAAATATTGATATTCCCAAGGTCCCGATGGCATATCACCTGGCTTACAAAATATCTTATTCCCATCTTTATCCTCATACCAAAATGTCTCTGGTTTTGGTATTTTATCTAATATCACATTGCCTCCCTGGCATTTGCATCACAAGGTTGTTTTTCTTCCTTGGGTTGTTCTTCTTTAATCGTAAGATTATCTTCTTTTGGAAGAAATAAATTATAACCATCGCTAATCAGTATTTTAAAACGTTCGCCTACGCGATTCATTACACCTTGGTAAAAAGCGGCATATCCTTTTAAACTCGTAGGTTTAATCATATCGCTGAGTGCATCTATATTGTCAAGAATTTGCCACAGTCGTTCTGCGGCTTCAAAATAACGATGATCAACCTTTTCTGGTATTTTCTCTTTAGGCAACACTTGTTTTTGCATTTTTCTTCTTTCTCCATTCTAAAAAATCTTGATAATCTTCTGCTTCCTCTACGGGGTATTCTGGTAAATGATAGCCTTTCGATTCTAAATAATATGGCCATTCACATTTTTCAGCTACTTCAACTGTATCTGTTATAACCGAATCAGGTAAACCTTCTGGCCCAGATAATTGTGTAATTTCCTCACCTGATTTAATATAAAACTCATCGTCATCAAAACGAAACCTGTCTGGATCATTTAATGGTTTTTTAACTTGTATCGCTAACAACATATCATGTACTTTAAAATCTTCCTTGTTTAAATAATGTGCATCTGTCGTTATATATATTGGTATACTGTTTTTCTTTGATTTATTCAACAAACATTTATTTACTTTTTTTTGGTCAGCCATTTTATTGGACTGTAATTCATAATAAAAATCTTCTTTAAAAATAGCTAAAAATTTTTCAGTTAGCTTATCTGCTGCTTTTTCATCATTGTTCATAAATGCTTGATCAATAGGCCCCGCAAGACATGCAGAAGTACATATTAATCCTTCGTGATATTTACTTAGTAAATCCCAATCTACCCTTGCATGCCCTCTGTACAAACCTGTCTGAAATGCTTCGAAATTCATCTGTAAAAGATTCTTATAACCCCTTTCATTTTTGCACAATAAAATCAAATGATGATCTTTAATATCCCTCGATTTTACTCTCCTATCTTCTGCAAAATACGCTTCAACACCTGGAATATACTTTATATTTTGTTTTTTGGCTTCTTTAAAAGCCTCATAAGTACTCGCAAGGTGATTGTGTTCTGTAATAGCAACAGCTGATTGCCCTAAGTTTTTAACTCTCTCCATTAAAGCTGGTATACGAATAAGACCATCAAGGTAGGAATATTCAGTATGAATATGAAGCGAAACGTAATTCATTCTTTATAATATCTTTCTATGTTTTCTTCTACAATTTTTTCTCTACAACCATAGCAGGCTGCTATTTTACCATATTCTTTTAATTGTTCGCGACGTTCATGACAAATTTGGCACGTATCAATTTCTCTCACAGCTTGCATTATTTCAGGAATCATTTCTTTTAATTCTGTAATATATTTTACAATTTCTTTTTTTCTTTCATACCCACCAAGAATCATAGTTTCTAAAGTATGGTCGTCCCCTCCGTCCCAACAATGCCCCTCAATTTTCCAATCTTTGAATTTATCAAATCTCTCTTTAATTTTTTCAGCAAGACGACAACTACTAAAAAGCCATTCTAATTGTATATAAATGTCTCCTTCATTTACCCAACCTCTCTTTTCATCAGACCAATTGCTCGAACGCATATCTATTTTAAGATGTTCGACACCTCGGAACCAATTATTACTTTTATCTCTAATATGAACATAATCACAAAGTATATCGTCTCCGAATATTTCTTGTGGTATTTTATTAAATTCTTGAAGCCAACACCTTTTAGATTCAATAAAAAACTTGCATTCTTGTTCTTTACATTTCCTTCCATCTATTGGGCACTCATTAGTATATGGGTAATAATGTTTATCAACCTTTTCCCTTAAACTACTCATTTTATTTTCTCCATGGATTTTTTGGGATATGTAATTTCTTCATTCCTTTTAACCCAAATAAACGATATGTCCATCTCATTTCAAGAACAGGGTGATGAGGCATTCCTCCTTCAAAATACCAAAACAAATCATCTCGAAATATCCATCCGTTCGAATTTGTTTCCCTGTCGAAATCTTGTTTGCAATAAATTTTTCCTGTTAAATAATAAGCATTCATAGCCGTTACTAATTGGCAATCCCCTTCTTTTGCATTACAATGAAAATATTTATTCCAAGATCTCCTTACCACTGCTGTTTGGTACCTCCATCATAAGGTTTTGCTAAACCAGCTTCAAACAATATCTCTTTCAAATCCACTCCGTCAATATAAACATCTGCTACTATTCTAAAATATTTGCCTCTTTGTATATTTTTAAGAATTATAACTTTGCCATTCATTAATTTATCCTTTACAAGATCTCTAGCTTTTATTGCTAATTCTTTAATTTCAGGTTTACTTCCTCTCATTTCAGGCGTATCGACGCCATTAACTCTTATAGATATATTATTTCCTAATATATCGGGATAAGAATTAATGTCTGCCCTGAAGGTATCTCCGTCGTAAACAGAAATTATTCTTGAAATTAAAACATCACCATAATTTATACTAGCAGAATTAACAAAAGTTATTAAAAACAATATTAAAAACACTTTTTTAAACATCGATCCTCCTTAAGACTTTCCAAAACCTGGTGAACGACCGCTTTTAAACTCGTTCCCAAATTTTCTTGCATGTTCATTTATCTTGTCCAATATTATCTTTGCCTCTTTATCGTTTATTTTATTTCTTCGATAAGTCGATTTCGCACTTTTTACAAACTCTTCCACATACGCCATACTAAGAGTACCTAATTCTTTAGCAACAAAATCTATATCACATTCCATTCTATGATATTTTAAAAAACTTTTTATTTCTGTCTTTTCCGGGTTTTTAAACTCATATATAGAATCAAAACGACCTGGTCTATTCATAATGCATTCTGCTAATTCGTTGGGATAATTCGTAGTTGCAATTAAAAGAACCCCGTCAACTTTTTCAACCCCGTCTAAAGCTTTTGTTAACTCCTGTGATGTAATTGTTCCTGAACCTCCTTTATGCTCATCCACAACAAATTTATCTAAATCCTCTACATAAAGTAATGCGGGCCTTCTTGCAATAGGAAACAAAATTTCATCCACATGATCTTGACGTACTGCTCTGTCAAAACTTAAACCACCATCTTGTGTTATGCATTCTTTAAGGTCTGTTTTGGGAAGGTTATATTTTTCTGAAATAGAACGAATTAATAATGTTTTACCATTTCCTGGTGGTCCATAGAATACTAAACCTCTTTTCCAAGGTAACCCAAGTTCATTTCTATATAAATCAGCTGAATCTAAAAAACTTTCAACATCTTTTAAAATATTGTTTAACAAATTTTCCCGCAGAAACACTCTTTTCATGGGATCTTCTTTGTTTTCTTGTTCTTTTTCAAGTGTTTCTAAAAATTTCTTATATAATTTTTCGGAAACCTTAACTATTGTTTCGACCACTCTTTCTTTTGTCCATTCGCCAACAAAAACACAATAACCATGAGTATAGCTTTGTTCTAATAGTTGCTCGACGTATCTAACAAAATAAAAATCTTCATCTAAACGATATATACAACTATAATTTGTAAAACTTCTGTGCCTTCTGTGTGCATTAAAAGACCCATCTCCATGTACTAACACATATTCAGGATGACTTTTTATGTAATTTTCCAATCTTTCTGTACTTAAAAACACTGTAAAACAAACCATAGGTCTATCATCACCTATGACTTTTTTAAAAAAACAGTTGAATTTTGCATCTGGTATTATTAAATCTTCATAATTATCAACACTTTTTATGATATTTCCAATATGACTTGCAACATCTATTTGTAGGGTATCAAAATCTATTTTTCTGTCTTTATACAGCATAAACTGGTCCTTCCCTTCACAACAACTAGGCTTTGAATGAGTTGTTGTTATTATCGCCGGTCTATTACGCCTTGTCACCATTTAGTTCACCTTCTTCCATAACCTCGTTTATAAAATTAACCAACTTTTTTGCCTCAACAAGATCCATTATATTATCAAATTCATACCATTGAGGCCTACCCTTTATTGCCCACCATACACCCTTTAAATAATTTCTAAGCCTACAATATCTTAATTTTACATGTTTCCCAAATTTAACATACCATTTATCGCGTCCACTAAAAGTAATTTTATACCATTGGCAACCTGGAAATCTATTTATTTTACCTGAAAAATAAAACCATTTTTCTTCATCATCAAAAGTTAATCTTATTTCACAATCATCATCATGGCATATACATTCCACACGATGTCTTTTAGGATTCCAAGGTCTTTGAAAATCGTCTATAATTTTTCGTCTTATTTCGCTCAATCTTTTAGAAGGCACATCGGGAAAAGTTTCGTGTAATTCATCACCTATTGTTTTTTCTTTCATTATAAATCTCCTAGCCCTGCATCACTTAATATAGTGGCAACCCTATTTTTTTGTAATTCATTTAAATTTAATTCCTTTACAATCCTATCGGTGGTTCTTTCAATTAATCTATTGTTAAGCGCTGCTGTACACACATCCTCATCTCCCATTTCTACGAATTTATACTTTTCTACCATGTTCCATAATTCATCAGAAATACCGCCATCATCTCTTCCTCGAAAAATTAAAGTATCGCCTAAATCAACATAAGTCGGACCAGCATAATAATCATATGGGTCCCTTAATTGCCCTTTTGTATCAACCTTTTCAAAAGCCCAATCTTTCAAAATTTTTAATAATTTTGCATAGTCTTTTTTTGACATTTTCTTTTTATCGACAAGATAATTGACAGAAGAACTATTGGTAACAAAATCACGCTTTATTTTCATTCCGTCTCCTTACCATTGCGCTTCATATTGTTTTTCTGGTCGGTAATGCTCACCACTACCGTATTTTTTACGACTCCTCATAATGCTATCTCTCATTTTTTCAACAGCTTCAGCAGTAGTACTAGCAGGACATGTCATTGAATACGAAGCATCTTCATCACAATCCCATGAATTTTCACCTTTTCCAGGGTGGGGAATAGGATATTTCGGTGTAATGTCAGCTCGTATTAATTTTTCAGGCCAAGGCCATCGTGGTCTTTTCCATGTAGATTCAAAAAATCTAATTTTGGCTTCATAATTACCTTCTGGCATTGGAATGTTTTCTCTTACTTCATACAAGGTTCTTTCAAAATGCTTTCGCCGTCCTAAAAAGAAATCGAAAGGGTTAAAGCTCCATTTTCTATTGTAAGGGGTCCATGTCCAAGGTTTATACCATTTATCACCCGGTCTATGACGCCACATATCTGCACACCATAAATCTAACCAAATTGATTTTTCAAAAATATGAAGACGAAATTCTCGTTCTTCATATTTATAATGTTTATAACAAAATCTTGAAACCGCTGGATGATCTAACGAAATATAAAATCCAAAAAGCCCAAGGTTTAAACCAAAAGTAGCCTGCTCATTATTAATACTAAAAGATATTCCTAAATCAGTCCAAACCACCCATTCAAAAGAAATATGTGATGATCCTGATTTACTAAAATACAAAAAAAATCTACCACTCTTCTTGCTATCTCTATGATAACTCCACCAAATGTTTTTTGTTATATGTCTAATCACTATGATCCTATCCCTAAATAATTACTACCATTACCAAAAAAGTCGTTCTCATTATTATTATCTTCTAACCAACTTCTTAAAGCAAATGCTAAAACGATTACTATGCGTAAAATATATAAAAATATAATGAATTTCATATTTAATACGTTGTGAAAGATTTATTTCTGGCCTCTTCTTTTATTTTTTCTCTTTCAAAATGTTTATTAAATACATCACAATTTTTGCAAAACTCAGTTGCATAAGGAACAACAATTACGCGACACTTCGTGGGCGACAACAAGTGTGCAAAAATTTTCTTAGCTTCTTCAAGATCTTTCTCAGTTGGATTAGGATCTTCTGATGTTCCCACCCTTACAATTAAAATATCTGTTACACTAGGATCTAATTTAATTAACCTTTCTCTTAATTGTTCTTCTCTTTTATTTCTTGCGTATGCTACCTTTTCAGGTGTATTATCAATTTCAAACTCATATTTTACCTCTTCGCTCATAAAGCTCCTTTTTATATATACAAATTGTTTCTTAAAAAATAACGGGCAAGTTTATCTTAATTACATTTTACCAATTTCTTCTTGAAGCTTACTGTTAGCCATTTTCATCGTTTTTTCCAATTCTGTCTTAAAATTGCTACCATACTCTGTCTTCACACAAAGATTAGCAGTCTCCATTGCCCTGCGCAACATTTCTTGTCGCGTAGACATTTCCATCATCCGTTGCTCAATATCTATTGAATTATTTTTAGGTTGGTCATCCATAAATTCCTCCTTCCCCCTCAGAATTATTATGGATCTTAACTTGCCCGCTATTTTAAAACTTATACAATTTCTTCTGCATCATCCGAAGAACCAAAACCATCTTCACCACGTTTCGACTCAGGTAATTCTTCTACCTCTTCTATAACCACTCTAGGCACACGTCTAACTGCTACTTGACAAAATCCCTGACCTTTTTCAATGACTTGTTCTTCATTTGAAAGGTTGTAAACCATTGCAGAAATTTCACCTCTAAAACCGCTATCTACAGTACCAGGGTGTGCTCTTAATCCTTTTTTAAATCCCATCCCACTACGTGTCCTAACAAGAATTTCCCAACCTTGCGGAACAGCCATTTTCCATCCAGAATGCACTTCTTCTCTTTCACCAGGAGCTATTACTACTTCTTCAACAGCGAACAAATCAAAACAAGCGTCTTCATCAGGATGCGCAAACTCAGGATCCACGGCTTCAGAATGAACTTTTTGTATTTGCAATTTAACACTATCTGTTTCACATAGAATGTCATCCTTAATAAGAGCCAAAATAGTTTTGGTCTGCTCTACCACGAGAGGGTCTACTCCCTTTTTGTACATACCTCCTCCTACTTAAACAGTATCAACATTAACAGTTATCTCAGCGCCTCCCAAAAACGGTTCAATGCGTTTATCTACGCAATCATTGACAATACTCTCTACTTTCTCGAGTGCATTGTCCGCATAGGAAGGAACATCTTTAACCTTAACATTTAAAACAAACTCTACCGAAACCGACGCATCTTTAAACTGACCTTTAATCATTCTTGTAATTTTATCAGTAACGCCTTTACGAAAAATGAGCTTCAACAACCATTTCATTTTACCCTCCTTTTTTAAGGTTGTGTCTAACTTTTTTATAAAATTTATCATTAGTAATCACTACAGAACAAACACTAGATAATGCTGCAGTTATATCTAAAGCTTCCTCAACAGCATAATCATCTACATCAAGGCCGTCGGTGCCGTTTATGCACAATCTAATTTTATCGTACGGTCTCGTTGGTTTTAAAGAAATACCACTACAAATATATCCTCCTTTGTCGTAAGGAAAACACGCAACTCTCTTGCAATCCTTACAAAATTTATTTGTTTTCTTTTTCACTTCAACAAACAGAATACCCGCAAGCGGGGTTAGTACATTTCAAACATTTTTCTTCCGCAACAAGAATACTGTTGCATTCCGGGCACATTCTTACGGGAACTTTAGGTTCTGGGGTTTTAATTTTAACTTTGCCTTTCGTAAGTACTTGAAGATATTCTTCAACAACAATGCCTATAGCATCTGGGCATGATAAAACTTGTTTACCATGACCTTCCATTTTTGATATAGGCAGCGGACACCTTATCCCACTTAATTGTTCAACAATCTCAGAATAATTAATTCCAGAACGTAAGCACAAAGAAATTAGCCTGCCCAATGCTTCGGAATATGCTGTTGCGCAACCACCACTTTTGCCTAATCTTATTATTGTTTCAAAAAGTTTATCCTCCAACACCCCAAGCGAAATGAACAAATTACCGCAGCCTGTTTTAATTCGCCTTGTCTCTCCAGGAACATTATCTGGTCTCGGTACAGGAGTTTTAATTTTATCTTCTTCCTTTTCTTCAGCTTTTACTTTATTACCTGAATAATATACCTGATCAGCTTTACTTCCATCTCTAAAAACTGTAATTCCCTTACAACCGGTGTTATAAGCTAAAAGATACGCACGAGCTACATCATCAACCGTTGCCGAATTTCTACAATTAATTGTTTTTGAAATACTATTGTTTACGTATTCTTGAAAAGCAGCTTGCATTCTTACATGCCATTCAGGAGATATATCGTGTGCACAAACAAAAAGATCTTGTATATGTCTTGGTATCTTATCATTATTTTTAAGTGTTCCTGTTTTGCTTATTTCTTCCCCTAATTCGTCTGTATAAAATCCTTCTTTTTCAGCTATTTCTTTGAATAAAGGATGAACCTCTTTTATTTCTGTTCCTTCCATTACTTTTTTAACCCAAGTAACACCAAATAGGGGTTCTATACCTCCTGATACACCAGCTATCATACCGATGCTACCAGTTGGCGCTATCATTGTTCTTGTTGCATTTCTTAAATGTTTACACTCACCCTTATAAACACTTTTACCAAAGTTTGGAAAACTACCCCTTTCTTTCCCTAATTCTATCGACATTTCTTTAGCTTTTTCATCAATAAATTTCATTATCTTCTTCGCAAGTGCAATTGCTTTCTCAGAATTGTAAGGTATTCCCAATTTAATTAATACATCTGCAAACCCCATAACGCCGACGCCGATTTTGCGATTTGCTTTCGACATTTCCTCTATTATCCCGAGAGGATACTTATTCATATCAATAACATTATCAAGAAAACGTACGCATGTCCTAGTCGTTCCTTCTAATTTTACCCAATTAACTTGTTTAGAATGAATATGGTTTAACAAATTGATACTCATTAAATTACACGATTCTCCAGGTAATAAGGGTATTTCACCACAAGGATTCGTTGATTCTATTTCACCTACTTCTGGAGTTGGGTTAAATTCATTAATTCTATCAATAAAAATTGCACCCGGATCGCCCTTTTCCCATGCTGATTTAACAATTTCATCAAAAACTTTTTTCGCATTCAGTTTTCTCATAACTTTTTTAGTGTGTGGTGCAATTAATTCATAATCTTCATTTTTATCAACTGCTTCCATAAATTTATGCGTTAAAGCCACAGATATATTAAAATTTTCAAGTTCGCCCGGTTGATCCTTACAATGGATAAATTCCATTATATCAGGATGATCAACGCGCATAACACCCATATTTGCGCCCCTGCGTACTCCACCTTGCTTTATTACCTCAGTTGCTGCATTAAAAGCTCGCATAAAAGATATCGGACCACTCGAAGTTCCCATAGTAGAACTTACCACTGCATCTTTCGGCCTCAATCTACTGAAGCTATATCCTACTCCACCCCCGGTACGAAATATCATTGCTGCATTATATATTGCTTTAAATATTCCATCTAAAGAATCAGATATTTCGATAACAAAACACGCAGAAAGCTGTTGTATTTCTCTGCCGGCGTTAACTAAACAAGGTGTATTAGGCAATGCATCTAACGAAGACAATATCTCATAAAACATATCAGCTGTTTCATTTACCTTCTTCTCAACCACACTTTTCTTCTCTTTTATATACAATCTTTCTGCTTGTGCTATGTTGTTTGCAACTCTTCTAAACATTTGTTCTGGTGTTTCGACTACCTTTCTATTTTCATCTTTCATAAGGTAACGTTTTTCCAAAACTTTCATTTGGTTTTCTGATAACTTAATTTCGCTCATTACTCTCCTCTATCTTCTTAACAATTTTTATACATTGTTCTAGTCTTTCGTAATAGTCGCCTTTAATTTCAAAATAAGATAATTCATATAAATCTAAAAATCCCCTTATCTGTAAATCAATACCTGTTTGTTCTTCTTCACTAAGGTGTATTCTAGTCCCATTTTCTTGTGGTGGGAATTCCGGTGGTAAATAAAAAAATACATTGTATCTGCGTAAATTTTTATTAACAAATGCTGTAAAATCATTCAAGTACATAAGATCTCTACTATTTGTATAATCGACCAATCTTATACCGTACATTAAACAAAGGGGTAAAGGACATTCTGTTACAATATGTATTTCAGCTGGAATAAGATTTTCTAATTCTAATTGCTTCCTAACAATTTTTAATTGATCACTTATATCTTTAGGTGCACCATATTTTCTAATAAAATCTGTAGCGTATTCCTGAACCAATTCAACAGAATAATCAACTGCGGCCATTTTATGGCAAAGTCCTTTACTCAGAACGCTCTTACCTGTACATGGTGCACCCATTATACCAATAATCATACTTTCGACCAACCCTTACAAATATCAATGTTGTTCTGAATAATATTACCTTTACCATTAAGCGAAGCATTAAAATCAACCTTCGTTTTTAGTTTGGGTGAGTGACCCCTTTCCTCATCAAATGCTATTCCGTGAATTCCGTGCCAAATTGGTGAACTTGTATCATTGGATCTAATAAATCCAAGGTACGCTAAACTCTTTATTTCTATAGGATTATCTAAAATACCCAATGCATGATATTCTTTATCTTTTCTTAGTTCGATTTCTTTTTCTAAAAGCTCTGCACGATACTGAGTACAATGCACATCACTACGATAACCCCATTCTTCTTTACAAGCATTATAAATACCACCAAAAGACAACCCTATAACTTTAATCTCTTTCATACTTGAAATAATATTAAAACATTTTTTATACCCTCTTATACTATCTCCGTGCGGAACCGCTTGTAATATGTATTTGCCTATTAAATCCCTTTTATATAAATCGCGAATTGCTTCTTTAACTCTTCTTAAAGTAGCTTTACCATTCAAATATACATCGGGAAGAACGACTTCCTGCGCATTAACCATTTCTGCAGCTTTCAACAATTTATCCATTGGTATTGCACTGCCTAATTCAAATGCGGCGTTATCCATTATTATATGATCGCCTCGAGCTCTCATCTTACGATAAAATTCACAGTATTTTTCATCTTCCAGGACTTTGTGCGCTAAAACTAAATGCATATCACATTGCGAACAAAAATCATCCAAACAAGATATAGGGCCAATTAACGCTAATCTCATTTCTTTTTTTCTCCTACCTTTAATATTTCATGTGGAAGACGTAAAATGATTCCGTTTAATCTTTCATTAACTGTACCGGAAACCTTTACTACGGTGGCATAATCATCTAATAATTTCTTTATAAGCTCTGCTATTTTTTTCTGGTAATTTTCATCAATGTTTCTAACTCCATCATCTTCAATACCAAATTCAACTGGAACGTATATAATCCTATTGTATCTCGCAAGTGCATGCCTCAAAAATCCTCCGTACCATTCTAACATACTTGTGGGTAATTCATTCGCTATTGCATACGCATATTGATCTGCAAAACATCGATCAGAAATAATAACATCAAATTTTCCATCGTTCTCAATTTCTTCCTGCCAATAAGTTGTTGTTATCTTAATTTGTGATTCTATAGTACCTTTTTCATCAATAAGTACGCCTTGCTCGGCCAATCTTCTACTAACGTTTTTAATACGGTAAACTGTATTATCCTTTTCTTTTAAATATTCCTCTAATTTATCGCCCAAGGTTGTATTGTGTGCAATAAAACCATTACAAATAAAATTTTTAATTTTTGGCACTGTTAAATCATATACTTCCATTTTTTGTTTTATTTTTTCAGATACGGGGTCAAAAAAATAATGTTTTGATAATAAATATTGTATTTTTTCTTTTTCATCTTCATTTATACTATATTGATGATACTCAAATATTTCTTTAAGATGTTGATAATTTACTTCTTTTCTATTGTTCCATTTAAAACTTCTGCACAATGTTTTAACTATTTTAGCAATTTTACTATTTGTTAAGGGATTTAACAAATAACCTTTTTTGTCACAATACTTATTTCTTATGTTTACAACCATCTGTTTTATATAAGGTATATAATCATATTTAGGACAATTATTCTTTTTTGAAAAAGTATCAAGCAATTTTTTCTTATTTTCTAAACCGAACCCTATTTCTTTTGCAAAAATTTCACAATTGCTCTTGTTTAAAAACAATGAGTAATAATTACGTTTTATCCACTTACCATTTGTTGCCATTTTTTGTCTTTTTCTCTTAAAACAAACAATATTGAAATTAAGCAAACACATCATTAATTGATCTACTAATTTTTCTGATGCTGAAGCAAATTCTATTTCACAATGTTTTTTAGAAACATATGCTTCGGCATCAAAAATTGCTCTTATAAAGTATTTAATAATATTTTTAGGTGATCTTAAAATACTATATGGTATTTCCTTTTTACATGAAATCACATCTTTCAAGCCTAAATAAATTAAAAACTCCTTGCACATGGCACTTGTAATTACATAATCAATACTCTCTTTACTGCACGCATGGAGTTTTAATGTGAATTTTTTCTTAAAAAGCTTCTGTATTCTTTTAACTACTTTAACATCCTTATTTGAAAAACGGACGCTATTACCATATATGTATCCTTCTCCTACTAACCAACCTAGTAATTCTGCTAAATCCTTATCTAGAATCCTAGGTACTTTACAATCTTGAAAATTGCTGGTGTGTTTCTTTTTCTTAAAATTAAATTTAATTTTAAATTCTTGTCCAAAATAATTTTGTCCGCGTTGTATAACTGCATATTCACCCTTTTTGATATCTTTTAACTTTTTATATTCAAATTCACAATTTTTATTCCAAATTAATATCTTATGTTTTGACGTACCTCCCAAATTGTATCCTGATCTTGTAATAATCTCGTATCCATTTTTATTACCGCCTTCATAAGTATGAGAAGTATTTTTAATTCCTTCATTTGTAAAAAGCTCTATTTTTTTTCTTTTTACTGTATCTTCAATATTGTTTTTACCAAAATAATATTCAATAGGTACCATACCATGTTGCGTAAATAATATAGAACCCTTTTTAACACACTTTCCCGTACCTTGTGCACCCGATAACGCAATATAAAAACTATCCATTATACCTCCGTTTCTATTTCGTAAGGGTATTTAATCCATTCGTTTTTTGTAAACTTTGTTCCACAAATGATACTTTTTGTATTTGCAATTAATTTTTCGTCAAAATTACTTTTACTATAAACAAAGGCAAAAGATAATTCACTGCCATCGTCTATTGCTAAGAGTTCATCTAGAATAGTCTTTGCTGTAACCCCTTCATCGTAAACATCATCGATAATAAGTATTTTATCCTTATAGCATACAACAGGCATATTTTGTATAATCGCAGAATACTTATTCTTAGCTATTTTTCTACGTTCTGCAAAAACTATTCTAAGAGGGATTTTTAGAGCATGGCTAGCAATGACTGCAGGAAAAAGACCGCCTCGAGCAACGCCTAAAACAAAATCATATTTTTCATGCCTTTTCTTGATTAATTCTATCAAAAAATAAATATCTTTGATATATTTATCCCAAGAAATGGATACAATTTTGGGCATTATCTACTCATAATTTTGAATGGTTTATCTTGCCATTCATTGTTTCTTCTAGCACGCGATATATAAGCTACCGCGGAATGATTATGTATAGATTCAAAACTTTCTGACTTTACTCTAAAATCAACTACACTCTCTATCTTTTGTAATTTTAATGCAACATCTCTGGCGATATCCTCAACAAATTTTGCATTATCATATGCCTTTTCGGTTACATATTTTTCATCAACTCTTTTCAACAATGGATAAACCTCACAAGAACCACTTTCTTCTATTAAGCTTACGACATCTTCAATCCATATAATCGCACTATTCTTTGATTTTAAATTTACTGTAACAAGATTACGTTGGTTATGAGCTGAATAATCACTTATGTGTTTGCTACAAGGACAAAGTGCCGTTACAGGAACTTCTACTTTTAAAACAAAATCCTTTTCGCCTTCGGCATTCAAATGACCTATAAAACTGCAATTGTAACCCATTACACTTCGTTTCTTTGATACTGGCGCTTCTTTATCAATAAAATATTTAAAAGACACTTCGACAAATACATCATCAGCTTCGACTCTTTTCTTAAGCTCAAACAAAAATTCTTTAATGTTGTTGCTACATATTGGCCTACCCCGCCAATTCATCAATACTTCTACAAAACGCGACATATTTGTACCTTTTACCGAATGCAACAAAGAAGCATACAAATTAACTTTACAAGAAACTACTTGTGATTCGCCGTGCTTCGTTTTGACGTCCATAAGAAAATCAATATCCTTAACACCAACCCTGCTAATATTTAAACCGCGCGCATCCTCTGATGCTTGTATATCTGGCAAATTATTTTCCATTAATTTACTCCTCTTACTTTATAACATGCTTTTTTAATACTCTCTATTTCTTCTATATATGAATCTTTTATATTGGTTGCAAAGCTTTCAATTTGTTCATCGTACTTCATTCCTAATTCTTCCAAGGAACAAGTTTTAACAGGTGCTTTAGTTTCTTTAACGACGTTCAATCCCACATGCATCAAACTGCTAACATGTGACACAGTTGCGATACTAACTGATAATTTTCCTCCATCTTTACTGATAAGATCATCGCCATCTCTACGAATGCCTTCATCTGCTAGTAAACCTTGGATAATACACATCAATAACCGTTGCCTTGTAACCATTAATTCTAAATCAGCTGGAAAATGTTCTATAATAAAATGCAACATCTTTTCCGAATAAATGTAATCTTTATTCAAGATGTCCTCAACATCAACCAAATGCTCTTTTACATTACATTTGCCAATAAAAGAAATGATACTGTCGCCTTGCTTTTTGGTAATTCCATAAGCGAAAAGGCTGTGTAGTTCATCACCATGATAATCCAAATTTCCCCGATAGGCGAGACTTTCCATCTAACCCCCTTTATCCAGTGTAATATTTATAGAAACATATACCAAAAATACTGCGGAAAGACACCAGGAAATTTAGAAATAGTGGTAGGCAAATAAGGTTTAAATATGTTTGTCACCTGCTAATTTACTTTTCCTTAAATCGTATAATACATCAGAAAGCCCGTTTATAAAAATTTCACGCTCATCACCTAAAAGTGTCTGTGTTATATCATCAACCTTATATTTCTCTAAAATCTCTTCAATTATTTTCCAATAAGCACGCTCTCTAATATGTAAAAGCTCATGTATAACCGTTTTTTCCTTTTCAACATAATCCAATTTGTGGGAAAATTCATTTGAAAAATTAATATTGGCCTTCGATTCTTGCATTTCAAAATCAACTGTTGCATAAATAATTTCATCTTTTCTGTCGCTCGGCAATTCAATACGCGTTTTATAAGTAACAGCCCAATCGCGTAATTTTAACACCTTACGCCAAAAAGACAAAACCTTCTGATATTTGAATCGCATCTCTATTCACTTATGTGTATATCTGCAGGTAAAGAACGATTTTCTCCACCCTGCTTATACTGTACAAAAGGTATTATTGATACTTTCAATACACCTACTTTATTCGGTGCATAACCTTTTCTTTCAGAATAGCTATCAGTATCTTTCTTATAACTCTGGTAAAAGGTACCCGTATAACCGAAAACCCTCTTCTTTTGTATTATATGTTCGCCTGTATGCGCAGGACTTATTACAATTGTAGAAGTACCGAATAAATCATGAACATGGCCCATCAAATAAACATCTGCTTCAATACCCATAGCTAAACGTACTAAATTATTAACTTTCCCACCTATCATTCTTCCACTACCATGACCATGAGTGGCATATATAGTTACCCTGCGTCTTTCTTGAGAACCTCTTCTAGTAAAATGCAATTTTATAAAACAAGTTGCTCCTAAATCTTTAATTTTAAGTTTTTGACAAACATAAGCCTGAATATTATCATGATACCTTTGATGAATAACTTGCTCATGGTTGCCTTCAATTGAACCTAAAATTTTATGTGAAATTGGTTTAAGCATTTTAATTACTTCGTCTGCTTGGACTCTTGTTAAATCATCTATCCTGCCTGCTATTGCGGGATCCAAATTACTAAAATCGAATCGTTTATCATTTAAGTTAATATAATCACATAAATCGCCCATCAATATTACATAAGTATCCTTTTGGTTTTTAACCCATTCTATTAATTTTTTAAGTTTTTCTACTTCACAATTTTTTGTTCCATAATGAATATCGCCGATTGGAACAATCCTGATCTTAGCGCTCTTCCCACAGACTATATCCTTACGTAATATTTGCATACATTTCCTCCTGGATATTTGAATAAGGCACTAGCGGCGCGATCTTCTTTTTCTGCGGCGCCTTATGTAAGCCTTCCATCCCGGGGCATCCCCATATTGTTTTCTCCAACGTTTCGCAATCTCGCGTGTTTCTGGATTTGCGAACATAGCTGCTTCTTGTTCTGGAGTTTTGAATGGTGCCTCTTTGTATAAAACAGCAGTTTTACTGATAAGGTGCATTGTAATTTCTTTATGCTTCTTCAGGTTTTCTTGTTTCTAAAAATTCTTCAACAACGTCACTAAAAGGTTTGTCAAGCCCTTTCTCTTCTTTAAGCTTCTTAAGCTTCTTTCTTAATTTTTCTAATTCTTCTTTAGTCCACCATGCATATCTAGTTGAACCTAACTTTATCATAGCAAGCTCTCTGAGCGCTTTTGCTAATACTCTATCATATTTTCTTATCTCTTGTGCAGCTTCAATTAATTCCACTAATGACCTCCTTTAAGTTAGACCAAGACGTCTTTCGGCTATGCCGCCTGGGCAAATCTTCTTTTTTGTGATTCACTCATTTTTCTTTTTGTTTTTTCTGAAAACTTCCTGTTTTTTAACTTTTTACTTATTCTTTCTTTTGTTTCACTAGAAAGTGTTCGACCCTTTTGCGTTTCACTTATTTTTCTTTTTGTTTCTTCAGAACGATGCTTACCATAATTATAATGTTTTTCGCCTTTTATTGCATCACTTATTTTCTTTCTTGTTTCTTCAGAAAATTCTAAACCTTTTAATTTTCTACGAATTTTTTCTTTTGTTTTTTCAGAACGATATTTACCATAAAGATAATGTTTTTCACCACTCAAAGATTCACTCACCTTTTTTTTAATTTCTTCAGCAAGAGGTTTCCCATAATTTGGACTATTTTTACCACTGTTTGCTTTACCTATTTTTCTTTTTGTTTCTTCAGATAGTTTAAATCCAGAAATGCCTTCACCACCATCTGTATAATTTGTTAATTTATTACGGCCTATTCTTTTAATTGTTTTAATTTCCAAACTAAAAGCTTCATTTTCACTTAAACCTATCTTAACAAATTGTATTTTGGGATAAGAACCTGTTTCTGCCATAACTTTTTTTATTTTACTTACCTTATACCTATTTGTGTCTCTTTTCATGCGCTTCTCATTAAAATGATCGCGGCACCTGTAGCCGTTACCCTTGCCTACATAAAACGGTTTACCCTCACAATCTAATAACGAATACACGTAAAACTTTTTAAAATTATTCATTATTATAATGCAAGTCTCCTTTCTGCCTCCTCAGCCGCAAATTCGCCACCATACCCAGGATATCTCTCATGTACTGACTCATGTAAAATTGTACTAGCAATATCTTCTTCTGAAGCTTTATCTGTATAATCCTTAACCAAAAAACAAGTATCAGGGTATGCTGAATTAAACCATGCATTTGCACTAGGCGGAACAATCAAACCTAATCTTCTTGCAGTTACATCCGAAATTATATAATCAAAATCTCTTGCTTTTGCAAACTGTGAAGGATCTTTTTCGTATAGTTTTTTAAGCCCTTCTTTAATCTTTTTAGTATCTAAAGTAGTATCAATATTTATATTACCAATACTTGCTGGTGTTGTTGCTACCATTGAAGGATCAAATTGTTGAGCCAATTGCACTAAAATACTTGTATCGTTTGCAATTGTATTAGCAACTTTTGTAAGTTTTGACATTCTATTGCTAACTGCAACCGCGAAAGGTTCCAATACTTCTAATATTTCTTTCTTTGTTATACCAGGATATCTTTTCTTAAGCTGCTTTATCCTTTTTAATTCTTCTTCAGTTCTTCCTGGCCACCATCTCCTTAATGCCTTCAAACTCATAAAATCATTATACTCATCTATTCCCATCTCATCCTTCAAATCTTGTTGTTGTAAACTTGCCAAATCACGTTGATAAGCCCGATACCCTTCCGGACCTAATTCCTCCTTCAATCTTTGATGGTGCCATTTCCCACCATAAGAATATTCGCCACCATTTTCCTTTGTATGACACACGTGGCAGACCATCTTAATGTTTTCAGGAACATATTTTCCTCCAAACATGCCTGGTAATATACGATGCTTAAACAATATAGGTGCATACTCGCCGCATTCTTCACAAATTCCATCCTGTGCATGTTTACTCATTATTTTTGCTGCTGAACCTCTTAATCTTTTTCGCATTTCAATCTGCTTATCAATCCATTCTTCTTCTGTCATTGGTCTACCCATAAATTCTTCTATTTCTTCTTTTGGCACAATGGCTCTTTCCTCTGGTATTTCTCCTGGTGCAGCTTCTATTTCAAGTTTTCTAAGTTGCTCAGCTGCTAAAGGATATTTTTTTGCTAATTCCGTTAACAATTCTTTAGCTCCTGGCCAAAAAGGATTGATTTTAGGTATAAGATAAACCTTACCCTCTCTTACAGCATTCATTATTATTTCCCTAGTCTCTGACCAAGTAGGATCAAGCCTTTTAAGTGGCCAGCGTTCACCTTTTCTTGCCTTATATAACATAATAGGTTTATAATAAGTAAATCCAAGATCCTTAAAGCTAATTTTACCAAGGTCTATTAAACGTGCAAGAAGAGGTATTGTTTCTGGCCAAGAAGGTTCGAGTCTTTCGATAGCTTCGCGGTGACCTCTTTCTGCTTTATCAAGAATATATTCTTTGTAAGTACGTCCCATTTGCGCACTTATTATTCTCATTGTTGAAACCTCCGCTTTCTTATATCTATTTCTCATTCCATGATACATTCCCAATATCGCACTGTCACTTCTATCCTCGAAGCCTTCTGGTAAATCCTTGTGCATATGTTTATGCCATTCAATTATTCTGCGCTTTGCTTCCCTAACGCGTTCTTCAGGAGCGCTAGGCAATTCAGTATCAAACACACTTCTTGCTGCTTCTTTTTCTGCTATTTCTGTTGCTTTTTCCCATTCACCTCTGCCCATAGCTTCAGACCAATCCTTTTTCCAACCTGCATACTTACTTATTTTTCTCCCTAACAATTTTGCTATTTTACCTAAGTTTGCTTCTACATCAATAATCCACCATTTACCTTGCTTTGTTGTTACGTAATGCTTCATTGTTTCATCATAAACTCTATCAAATAATGTACCTGTTCCTGTATGTTCACCTGTTTGTGCCGTTTTAGCATCAACACAATAAACGTATTTTAAGCCTTCATCTCTTGCTTTTCTCATAGCTGAATTGACAAACATCTTTGCCCAACCATGAAATCTATTTTCTATTCTTGACTTATATTGTGCCCAAGAAGGTTCATATCTAGCCATTTCACTTTCTATTTGGCTAATTCTTTTTTCTAATTTTGCAAGTTGATCTTCAGGTGCATTTTGTCGCTTTAATTGCTCAATTTTTTGTTTATTTGTTTCGATTAATCTTTTTGGATCTGCTAAATAAAATATATTTTGCATCATATCTGATTGTATTTCAGTTATATAAAGAATACTATTTTCACGATCTACTTTACCTCCAATCCAGCCAAGATAACCTTTTTCAATAGTTGCTTGACCATGTGCATCTAAATTTTCAAATATATCATGTGGGAAATCTTCAAGAACAGAAGCATATACATTGTTTTGCCAATTTTCCATTTGTTTTGGTAACTCCCAGATATAACCTGGAACATTTTTTTTCAAATATTGCACTCTATGTGGAAAAAAATATTTTCCTTTAAACCCTTTTTCAACAAACTTTTGTTTTTCTTCAGGTGTAATTTCAGATAACATTTCTTTATACTCTGGCCAAGAAGGATCAAATTTTTTAATAGCATCATAATAACCTCTTTTTGCTGCTTCTATTATTGTTCCTTTATATTCTGGCCAAGAAGGATCAAGTCTTTCAATAGCATCATAATAACCTCTTTTTGCTGCTTCTATTATTGTTCCTTTGTATTCTGGCCAAGA